TAAGTCCGAATTTGCAGACCAATCTGCACTTTTGGATGGTGATGATGAGAAGCTTGAAGCTCTCTGGAAATCAGAGTTTTCTCTGAAAGAGTTTACAGAGAAGAAACAGTTTAAATCTTATGAACAACTGAAAGGTCGTTTAGATAAGGTTCTTGGACTTGCAGGTGCTGCACCTAAGTCTAAGGCTTCTGATCTGCCTTCTATTGATGAGGAAGAAGAAATTAGTTTTTCCAACTCTGAAGATGAAGATTTAGACTACTTCAAATCTCTCGCAGGACAAGATTAAAAATTCCCATGCAAGTGTAGTTCCAGACACCCGCTTCGGCGGGTGTTTTTTTTATGCGCCGGTCATTGCTTGCGTTAGTAGTTTATTGAAGTCATCATTATAGGTTGACGCTATTGGTCCACCTTGGCCAGATGAAGTATTATTCGTTCTGACCGAATTATCAACGTTAACGTTTGTAACACCACCATTAGCGGCCAGCTTACGGCTCTCGTCAGCAACACTTGCTGTGGCCGTAGAAACTTTTGTCCCAAGTGAAGTTGTTGACATTTCTCTTGCGATTTTCGTTCTCTTCTCTATTGCTCCAGCTTGATCTTTAGGTCTTTCAACATCCGTTACAAATGCTTTTGTAGCTTGTTCTAATGTAGATGCACCAACAAAGTCTTTGGATTGTTTTGCAGCGGCAATTGCTAATCCAATATTTGTATTTGGATCTTTCAATTGTTCAACGGAATAACCTTTACCTAAACCACCATTTCTATTCATTTGAAACAATCCAACAGAATCTTCACCATTCTTTGTATTGTGTGCTGTTGGGTCTAATGATGATTCGGCTTGAGCATTTGCTACCGCAGCTCTTGCTTGAACATCTGTAAATCCGGCAGATATGAAACTATCATAAATTAAATTTGCCATATCCGATTGACTTTGTTTCATATTTGTTGGTGAAGAGCTCGACTCATCACCACTATCATTTAATAGATCGTCTATAATCTTAGTTATATCACTTAAAGTCCAAATCGCAAGAATTGCAGTTAAAATCCAACCTACTGGTCCAGAGAAAGCTAAAGCACCAACAACCCAACCTAATCCACGTTTAGCCATTATGGCACCAAATTTGGCCCACGCTTTCGGACTTTTCATAAGTCTCGATAACTTTTGTGCTAGAGTTTTCTTTCCTGCTTCTTTTTGACCTTGAATTGTTAGTGAGCCTGCTCCACCACCTTTGGAAGATATTTTTGGTTTACCATCTGATCTAGTTGCAGTGTCTCCGCCTTTTTGGCCTGGTATGACTGTTCCTGGTGACTTCCGACCTGTTGGTGGTTGTGTTGTTGGTGCTGGCGTCGTTCTTGGTGTCGGAATTAATGCTTTAGCACCAGCAAATTTTAATGCGCCGACGGCAAGTGATAACGCGGCCAGTCCAGCAATTACTTTATATAAAACACCAGATAGTGAATCAAATAAAGGTTTTAATTTGTCAGCAAAAGCCACAGCCAAACCTGACAATACACCTAATGCCATACCACCAAGAAGCCCAGTCATTGCAGAATTATCTTTAGATTCCGGTCTGTTTAAATTTGTTGGTGAGTTATTTGTTTTGCCAAATTGTTTTTCATATTCGTTTTCTCTTTGTTTTGATCGCATGAAAAACATATCAGGTCTTTTTGCAACTTTACCACCTTGAAGACTGACGAGTTTCATAATATTCAACTTCATCAAATTCATGTCCATAGCCATCTTTGGTAGAACCACAGAATTTTTAGCTGATATTTTTGTATCTTGTCTTATGCTTGATAAGATTTCAACGGATTCTGTTGAGAGTGTCGAATCCAGTGAGGATATTTTAGAAACAGGACTTTCTCTATCAGCAGTCGCACTATAACCTTTTCCAAATATTTTTTTGCCAATAGTTGACGTTAGTCCGCCACCAGAAAATAAAAAGTTTCTGACATCAAAGATTTCTTTCAGTCTTTTTCCACCAGCAGAAACGGCACCACCAACGATGCCTTTTGTTTTATATTCTTGTTCTAATATCTTGGCTAGTCTTCCTGTTGCCATTTTTATCCTCGTTTTTGTGCGTTAAGCAATTTTATTTTTTCGTTTTCCTCATCCAAATATTTTATTAATAATGTAATATAGATGCTTCTTTCCCACGGCATCATATTTTCAATTTCAGTCAAACTATATTTGTGGTGTTGCATCAAAGAAAAATTAGTTTGAAAGTAATTACTTAAATTGTCATAACCAAAAATTAAACGAAAAAATTTTCAAGTCCTTCTACTAAAACATCTTCTTCATACTTACACTTTGGACAAACAAACTTTATATTCTTTCTTATCCTAGGTGTCGAATCAAAAAAATCTTTAAATTTCTGCAAGTCTTTTGTTTGCAATGATTCTACAAATTCTTCTAACTCTTTCTTTGTTACGTCTTTTGCATAATAAACATTGTCTTTATCATAAACGTAATCGATACAACCAATAAGTGTTTCTAAAATAGAATTAACCTCATCCTCAGCATTGTAATTTTCTAAAACTTTAAAGTTTGGGTATTTCAGTACAACGCCAACATTTTCAGTAATTTCAATTTTATTATTTTGTTTCTTATCTATTTTTGGTATGATGTCGTTAATATTTACATCAATCTCAACAATATTATTACAGTTTTTATCTTCTTTAGATTCACTATCAAAAATTTTATTGTTGCAACGATATTTTAAATTAACAACTTCACCAACCGATTTAGCCCTCAATTGCAAAAAGATCTGTTCAATATCAAATAGCGGTAACTCTTCAACATCAACTTTATCAAGTATGCAATTGTTAATTACTTGTTTTGCTGTTTCGATTACACCAGAAACATCATCACTTTCTGCTGCCATCAAAAACAACTTTTCTTCTTTCACCGTAAACGGTCTAAATCTTATCTTTTTTCCAGTAGATAAAAGTTTTAGATCATAAATCGGTACGTCAATTTTAGGTAACATAATTTCTCCATATTTTTAAAAGATTCTTTCTAACAAGCGAGCACCAGCCAAACCAAATAAAGAAGCGGCAGCTTGTGTTAGATCATATTCTCCCTCATAAAGTGTTCTAAACTTTTGATAAGAAAATTGCACTGTCACACGATGAAAATTGTCATCGGTCCAAGCTAAAGGTTGTGATGCTACTCCTATTGGAAAGGCATCAATCAATTCTACAGCATAAATTTGTTTAATAAAATCATCGTATTGGATGATCTTTATATTTGTCATGTATCTAGTTTCTTCATCTTTGGCATAACGAAGATTGTTTGTATCATTAGGCATTATTGCATCAATCCATTGGTCAAACAACTTTCTTTCATAAAAGTCATTTGTACATAAGAAACCTAAATTAATATCGGAAAATTGTTTTTGGTATGGAACTTTAAATGTGGGTCCATAAATTTTAACATCATTTGTCTGTAATGTTTTTCCTGGTAATTCTGCACTCTCACATTGCAATGAGAGATATCTGGAGATCGAAGCGTTACTCGTTCTAGATTGTGGGTTAACAGTATTCGTGCCTAACGCATTTGTAACTGCACCGGTGATATCTGTAACAATAGTATTTGGTAAATTCAATAATCTTTCGAGTACACTCGATTCAATAAAATTATTAATGTATGGTGGAATAGGTAAAATTACCTGAAAACGATTTGGTTTAGCCAAACCATCTTTGGCTTTAATGTTTGATAAAAATAAATTTGGTGCGAATGACATTAGAATTTTGTCCTTGAATTTGCATATACTTTGTTTGATGTGGCACCAACAAAAGTTTCCATTGGTAACATACAAGCAATATCCCACTCATCAGCAAATATCTCAACGAATCTAGATTTGATTTGTTTATAAAGATATTTTTTAATGCATGGTCTAGCTTCAAATGCCTTCGTTGCCGCTCTTAAATAATTGTAACTGATTCTTAATCTGGTGTTCATACTGTAACTTTGGTCACTCGCAATATCATCCATCTTATCTAACAATACCATTCTTTCCCTTGGATGAATATAGTGCAGATTTAATCCTAAGAAACTATCTGCATACTGTTCAACTGGTATCACCAAAGGAAAAGTATCATAGAACGGTAACTTATCTTTTGTTTTTGGGTCATAAGAAAAGAAATACATGTGGCCGATAAATGGTGTTGTAGTAGTTCGGTCTCTATCTCTCATCAATGACTGTTGCGAAGGATTCATATTCTGAATCTTTGCTTGCAACCATGCACGAGCCTGGCGACTTCTTGGTGCCAGACCTTCTTTTGAAAGAGATGTTTGTATTCTATCTAATAGACTTGCCATCGTCTATTTATGCTATAGTCCGAGGTCTTTCTCTGTTATGACCTTGAATTGCCAGCCATGTTCTTGGCAAAATATATCGGCTGCTCGCCACTTCTCCTGGTTTACCGCATATGTTACCGATTCTTCAATGAACCGCTTGGTTTTGCGTTTCTTGACTGGTTGCCGAGTCTGAGATTCTGGCTTTACTTCCAAAACATAAGTCATCACCAGACCGTCTTTCCGTTTGACCTTGACGATGAAATCTGGAAAGTAACGATGTATTTTTTGGTCAATAGGCGAACGGTACGGTATCGGTAACTCTTCCGATGCCCACCAGATGATATTTGGGTTGTCATCCAACCACTTCATTACCCTCAGTTCCCAAGTAGAACGATAGATGATATTTGATGGATCACCATTGTATTTCTTAGGGTTCTTTGGGGAAAACCTTCCTTTATATGACATAAATACTATCTAGTCAACCTAGGAACTAAGATGGCACTCTTTTCTCTAACAGATATAAAAATAGGAAAAACAACTGGTTCAGTATCAGTTGGTAGAATAAACACAGGAACATTAGGACTGAATAGTAGATACGAGTCCAATACTTACAGATATCCAATCGATCTCGGTAGTTATGATAAAGGCCACTATATGGTCATTCATATCAACCAGCAAGACAGAACAACATTTCCAGGAGAAACAACTGGAGATTTACCAACGATTTTTGATAATCGAAAGAGTAAGCCAACAACAGCAGTATCTCAATCACTACAAAATGCAGCTAGTCTAGGTTTAGGTGTACTTAATAATTATCAATCGAGTGATATTGCATCCAGAGGTGTTGATATTGCTTCAGAATTACTTAATAAAGTTCCAGAGTTGAGGAGTGCAGAGGCATTTATTAAGGGTGCAGCTGGCCAAGGTTTCGATTTTTTAGTTGACAGTTTACAAAGATTGCAGTCTGGAAAATTCACAAGAACTATCAGTAGAACTACTGACACGATAGCTCTGTACATGCCTGATACATTAACTTTCTCAAATCAACAAGATTACTCTGGTGTTGGAATGGCCAGTGTTGGTACTCTAGCTGCCGGTTTCGAAGTTGGCCAATCAATGGTAGATAAAATATTAAAAGGTGATGTTAGTGGTGCTGGAAAAAGTTTGGGTAATTTGTCACCATTTATTGCAGCCAAAGGATTAGAGTCTCTTTTAGGAAATGCAGGTACTGCACTATTTGCTGGCGCTACAGGAACGGTTCTAAATCCTCAATTAGAATTGATTTATTCTTCTCCTTCGTTTAGACAGTTTGAGTTTGAATTCATGTTTTATCCGAGAAGCGAACAAGAGGCTTTAGAGGTGCAAAATATACTTGAGCGATTGAGATTCCATCAAGCACCAGAAATATTAAAAGGTCCTGTTGGAGGTTTCTTTTTAGTCCCTCCTTCTGAATTTGATATTAAGTTTTATTATAATGGTTCTGAGAACCCAAATATAACGCCGATATCTACTTGTGTTCTAACTAGAATTGGTGTTGATTATGCGCCATCTGGTTTTGCAGCCTATGAGAAACCAACGCAAGATAGACCCGTTTTAGGTGGAACAGGTATGCCTGTAGCCATAAGATTGAATCTATCATTCACAGAAACAGAAATACTCACCAAAGATAATTATAGATATGGTGGGTTAGGCGGTTTTAACTTGGAAGGAAACGCAAGAGCCAGTCAAGCTGGAGAATTTGGATCAACCTAATGGCAAACTATTTCAATTATTTTTCTAAAACACCATACACATTAGACGACACCAAAACGTCAGTCGAAAATGTTGTTAATATAACCAAAACATTTAGATTCGATTCCGATTTTTTAGAAAATTCTGCCGTCTATTACGAATATAATGTTAAAGATGGAGAAACACCAGAAATTCTTGCAGATAAAATCTATGGCTCACCAGAGAGGCATTGGATAATACTTTCTTATAATAATATAGTTGATCCAAAGAGCGAATGGGTGATGTCATATAACACCTTAATAGACTTTGTTGATAAAAAATATTCTTCTGAAGCTAATACGCAATTACAAGAGACGGGTTTTTCATGGTCACAAAGTAATTATAAGTTGCACACTAAAATAATAACGAAAACTATAAATTCTAATGGTTTAACGGAAATACAAAAATTGGTAATTTCTCAAGATGAATATACTACACTGACACCAACAACAGAAACTTTTACGCTTGCTGATGGTACAAGTGTTACCTATTCGATTTCTAAAGAGAGAAAATCTTATTATGACTATGAAGTTGATTTAAATGAATCTAAGCGTTCTATAAAATTATTGAGACCTGAATTTGTGTTTAGTGTAGAACAAGAGTTCCAGAAATTACAATGAATTCTTTATTGACAACAACACAATTTGAAATCGAAACACTTTCTATTGTAACAAAAAGTGGTGTCGTAGATATATCTGGAATATTTGAAGAACTGAATATTTTCGATTCGGTTTTGACACCATGTATGAGTGGTAGTATTGTATTAAAAGACGCCAACAGCCTAATCGAAAAATTTTCCTTTGATGGTACAGAATTATTAAATGTCGTTATTGGTAAAACAAAACAAGATTTAAAAATAAAGAAAATTTTTAGATTACATAAGTTGACAAATAGAAAAAGAATAAACCAAAGTACAGAAGTTTATACTTTACATTTTGTGTCAGAAGAATTCTTTTTGTCAATGCAACAAAAATTATCTAGAATTTATAGAACAACTTATTCAGAAGCTGTAGTACAGATACTTACAGACAATTTAAATGTTCCATTAGATAATTTATACGGTATTTTCGATTCTTCTTTAGGTGTAAAAAATATTGTAGTACCAAACAAAGATCCAATTTCGGCTATCAATTGGATGTCTAAACGTGCAATTGATAATAGTGGTGTACCAGGTTTCTTATTTTTTGAAAATGTTTTAGGTTATAATTTTGCAAGCCTATCTACGTTATTAGCTGCACAAACAGTCGCTGAATTAAATTTTAATATAAAGAACATTAATCAAAATTCTTTCGAGGGTGAAATGTTTGGTATTAGAGATTTTGAGGTTTTGCAACAGTACGATTTATTGAACAAAGTAAAAAACGGTGTTTATGCTGGCCAATTTTTAGGATTTGATCCTATTACTAGAACTATTTCTAGTAGACCATTATCATATACTGATCATTTCAATTCAATAAAAAATAGAAAAGAAAAAGGACCAATAAGTTCAGACATTAAAACATTTTTAGGTTCTTTGATGAAACAATCGGATGCAGCCGTAGAAACATATCCCTTTTCGTATTTTAGGAGAGACAGTAACTTTGTTGGTGAAAATGATCCTTCTTCTTTACAAGAAATGTTTGATACGGAAAATTATATTTTACAGAGAAAAGCTATCTTTTCTAATTTGACGGATAAAAGAGTCAAGTTTGTTATCCCTGGAAATTTTAGTATCTCTTCTGGATTAAATGTATTTTTGAAAGTTCCGAAATATTCTTTCAAAGATCGAGATGAAAACTTATTTGACGAATCTTTGTTTGGTAATTATTTTGTTATAGCAACAAGGCACATTATAAATCCAATTAAACATGAAGTGATTGTTGAAGCTGTATCGGATACCGCTTTTTATAAGAAAGATAGAACTATTTACTCGAGCACAGAAGAACAGTATGGTTATTCTGATATATCATCATCAAAAGTATAAGAAATGATAACAAAAAATAATTGGCAAGGCGTAGTAGAAGATCGACAAGATCCATTAAAGCTTGGAAGATGTCGTGTTAGAATTATTGGTCTCCATTCACCAAATAGAAATATTCTTCCTACAGAATTTCTTCCTTGGGCACCAACTTTACAAGTAAGCCAAACAATAAACATACCAAAAGAGGGTGACTGGGTAACTGGTTATTTTCAAGAAGGCGATGCAGATTATCCAATTATCATTGGTGTTATTCCTGGTATTAAATTGGTTGAAAATAATCCGCAACAAGGATTTGGTGATCCAAGAACCGAAGCCGAAAAACAAGCAGCACCAATGTGGCCAGAAAGAACAACATATCAAAAAATAGATGAACCTGCTGTACCTAGAATTTCTAGAGGCGACATATCTGACACACCAACTAAAATTGCAAATGATAGTAAAGAACATGTCTGTGACATATCCCAAGAAATAAAATTACAAATAGCTCTAACTAAATTACAAACAAGTTCTTTCGTACAAACAATTAGAGCCGAAATAGAAGCTCTGGTTAAATCGACTAGCAATTCTGCATTTGCTCAAGAATTACAACAAGCAATCAGAATGATAACCGCAAAACTCAAGGAAGTGCAGAAGATAGCAAAATTCATTGACGATGTTGTTGCCGCTATAGCACAGGCAGTACAAGAAATAAGAGAAATCATACAATGGATTTTAAGTCTACCAGAAAGAATTTTAGCCTTCATGCAAGAATGTTTAACTAAATTCCTGTCTTCTGTGCAAGACGCTCTTTCAGATTCTTTTGGTGGAATAACAGGTGTAGGTGGTGAAATGACTTTAATTTCTGACGTTAAAGAACTAATATCTACCGCGTCATCAACAGTTGCAACAGCAGCATCTACCATACAGAATACAACAAGAATTTATAGTGACGTAACAGATTTAACAAAGTTTGCGAAAGTTTAAAATGGCAGAAAAGACACCTAATAACGCTGCGTGGTATGAACCAGACTCTCAAGCTGAGTTTTCTCAGTATCCATATAATCATGTCCAACAGACAGAATCGGGACATTCTTTAGAGTTTGATGATACACCAAATTACGAAAGAATTCGTTTACAGCATCGTATAGGAAACTATACAGAAATACAATCTAATGGTGATGAGATACATAAAATTATAGGTGATAATTATGAAATTGTAGTTAAAAACAATCATGTTTTAATTAAAGGTTATTGCACAGTCACCATTCAAGGCGATTCTATAATGAACGTTGAAGGTGACGTATATCAAAAAGTTGTTGGTGATGTTAACCAAAAAATACAAGGTGATTTAACTTGTGCTGTTGGTGGAGATGCAACAATCACGGCAGACAATGATGTTAATATTACAGCTGGTGGTGCTACTGGTCAAATAGATTTAAATGCACCATTTGGTGTACATATTAATAGTGACTTAACGGTTAGTGGTGCAATCAGTTCTTTGAGTACAGTCTACGCTGCAGATAACCTTGTTGCAGGTAAAAAAACTTATGCTATAGAGGGTATGTCAACTCTCGGTGGTTTAAATGTTGGTGCTCCAGATACTCCGGGTCCTATGATGCCTGGCGTTATCAATGCAACTACTCAAATTGATGTTCCAGTAGTAAATGCGATGGTCGTAAATGATTTATATGGTCCAGTGCATATTATGAGAGCGGTGTTTACAACACACAAACACCCAGCACCAAAAGGAATTACTGGTGTTCCATTTAAAGGACAATTTTGATGGCTAGTATTTTAGACAGATTAAGTTCCAGTTTTGATACGACCAAATTTGGTGATGATATCAATTTAAGTGAACAAGCGAAAAATTATTTAAATGTTTCTCCGATTAAAGTTGAGACTTGGGTCAAAAATGATTTAGCTAATGGTTCTATTTTGAAAACAGATTACTTTCAAAATCCTGTTGCTTCATATGTCTCTTCTTTAACATCAAATGTAAATTCTATTATTTCCATTTGTCTTGATGATCCAGACACAAATTTTCCAAATGCAAATGCAGCTATGAAAGATTTAGCAAATACAGCAAATTCTTTCATCGTACAATTAAATAGTTTTTTGGACCATACGAATAGAATTTCTAATGTATCCGATGATATTTTAGATACTGAAACTGGTGCTTTATTGCCAAATTATTCTATGTGTATCTCAACAGGAGGTTTGTTAACAACAATTACTGCAAATACCGATGGTGTTGACGATGCATCTATTATATTGAAGAATTTTACAAGCCTTTACATTGAAGATGAATTGGCATCGAATAATTGGACTATTGGAAACTCAACTGTATTTTTGACTACCGTCGCCAACGTTTCTACGGTAACTAGTGAAATAAATGAAATAAAAGATAAGATATTGACTGCAAACACTTTAATTTACACCAGAAGAACTTCGGATGAGAACTACTTTTATTCGTCCCAACAAATAGTTGACGAATTTCAATTCTTAAATTCATTGCAGAAGTCGGGAAGTACAGAAAGAAATCTGATACAAAACAAGATTGGTACCACAAAACTCAAGAATTCTTTATCCGGTAGTTGAATAAATAAAACATGGCCACGATAACAACTAAAACGACCAGAGCATATAAAGATTTGGATTTGAATTTCACTATTCATCCAGTCAGAAAAGATATTAATAAACACACCGCCGAGATGGCAGTTATTAATTCTATAAAAAATTTGGTTTTAACAAATCACTATGAGAGATTGTTCCAACCAAGTATTGGTTCAAATGTAAAGAAATTTCTTTTTGAAAATTTAGATGCAGTTACAGCTGCATCTTTAGAACGAGAAATAAGAAACGTCATATTAAATTTTGAACCGAGAGCAACAATCTATAAACTCTCTGTTATACCGGCCTATGAACAAAATGGATTTACGGTTGATATGGAGTTTTTAATTAATAACTTAACCGAACCTGTTACAATAAACTTTTTCTTAGAACGAGTACGATAAATGGCTAATAAAATTAATGTGTCGGAATTAGACTTCGACACAATAAAATCAAATCTAAAAGAATTTCTCAGATCTCAAAATGAATTTTCGGATTATGATTTCGATGGTTCTGGCCTTAGTGTTCTTCTAGATGTCTTAGCATACAATACGCACTATAATGCATATTATTTAAATATGTTAGCCAATGAATCTTTTTTGGATAGTGCTCTACTAAGAAATTCGGTTGTTTCTCATGCAAAAAGATTAGGTTATACACCTAGATCAACTAAAGCACCTGTTGCAAAAATTGATTTTACAATTGAAACTTTAAATACGACGGCCGGCAACTTAACATTACCAGCCGGATATACATTCATGTCTGAAATTATCGACAATAAATTTTATAATTTTGTGACACTCGATGATGTTACTGTTGCAAAATCCAATACTAAATTCATCTTTGAAGATTTGCAAATATATGAAGGTATTCTAAATTCTTATAATTATACACAATCCGATGCATCAAATCCAAAACAGATATTTGAGATTCCTGATGAAAATATCGACACTTCAACTTTAAAAATTTCAGTAAGAGAATCTTCTTCAAATACTGATTCTGTTGTTTATGCTGTTAATGATGATGTTTTAAACGTTGATGCTAATTCAGAGGTTTATTATTTGCAAGAAGGTAAAAATGGAAACTATGAAATTTATTTTGGTGACGGCATTTTAGGTAAAAAAATACCTGATGGTGGCATCGTCACAATGACATATCTAACAACGAATGGCCCGGCAGCAAATAAAGCTAATAATTTTATTGCGACAGATATAATAGAATCGTATAATAATTTTACTGTCAATTCTGTATCTGCTGCAGCTGGTGGATCTACAAGAGAAACTGTCGATCAAATAAAATTTGCAGCTCCTTTACAATATACGTCTCAAAATAGAGCTGTCACTAAAAATGATTATATTAAACTCATTCAACAAAAGTACCCACAGTTTGAATCGGTTAACGTTTGGGGTGGCGAAGAAAATGATCCACCTATCTATGGAAAAGTTTTTATTGCTGCTAAGCCAAGAGAAGGTTTTGAGGTTACTGATACTCAGAAAGAATACATTAAAGAACAAATTTTAAAACCTATTAGTATACTTACAGTTTCACCAGAAATAGTTGACGTTGATTACAATTATGTAAAAATTAATTCAACAGTTTATTATGATCCAACAAAAACGACTACCAATTTAAATACCCTAAGAACACAGATTAGAAATAAGATCATTTCTTTCTGTAACACAAACTTAAACCAATTTAACTCATATTTTAAATCGTCCAATTTACATACAGAAATCGATAATATTTCAAAATCGGTATTGTCAAATGAATTAGAGATTTTTGTGACAAAGAAATTTAGACCAGATTTGATAAATTCTAATAGTTATGTTTTAGATTTTGGTGTTGAGTTAGATAGAGGAACAACAGAAGATAACTTCTATTCATCTCCAGAGTTCGTTATGTTGGATGAACAAGGCGTGCAGAGAAAGTGTTTCTTTGAAGAAGTGCCATCTTCATATACTGGTGTGGAATCAGTTCGAATTACTAATCCAGGATTAAACTTTTCTAACACTCCAATTATCGAGATTGTTGGTGACGGTCAAGGAGCAACGGCAGAAGCTTTAATTGTAAATTCTAGACTGGAGTCTATTACAGTTACCAATCCTGGTGTTGGTTATACTACTGCAACTGTTAGAATTTTAGGTGGTGGTGGCCAACTTGCTGAAGCTGAGGCTGTTTTAGAAGGAAGATATGGCCAATTGAGAATTGTTTACTTTAAACCCGACGAAGTTACAAATCAGAATACAAAAGTTATTTTGAATTATGGTAACAATCAAGGAGTAATGGGAAGAATAGATTATCTAAGAGGTGTTTTTTATATTAACAACTTTAATCCACTTTCCGTTGAAAATGATTTTGATGAAATCTCATTGAGTATTCGCCCAAGGAGTTCTGTTATCAATTCGAGTCGAAATAAAATGTTGGCTTTTGACGCTGAAGATCCAACAAGTATCGTAATAGATTTGGTTAGAGTATAATGACACAAAGTTTAACTTCCGTATTTGTAAAAGAACAAGTTCCGGGATTTATTCGGGACGAGTATTCAACATTCATAACTTTCTTAGAAAAATATTATGAATGGATGGAATCACAAGGTAATGCTCTATTTGAGATTGATACTATTTCAAATTCAAAAGACGTTGATCTGACAACAGATTTTTACTTAGATCAGATTAAACAAGAATTAGCTCCTTATTTTCCTGAAGATATACTCTTACAAAAATCAAAATTCATAAAATTTTTAAATCAATTTTATGCAGCTAAAGGTACACCAAATTCTGTAAAATTTTTATTTAAGATTTTATACAATGAGAATATTGATATCTATTACCCAAAAGAAGAGATATTAATTGCTTCAGATGGTAAGTGGGTTTTACCATTGGCACTCCGAATTGATACAGACGATGAAAATATTTTTAATTTAGTTGGTTCTAAAATTACAGGACAAACATCTAAATCAACAGCTATCGTTGAAAAGGTCCAGAGATCGATTGATAGACAATTGGGTATTGAATATGTCGAATTGTATATTTCAAACATTGTTAAATTGTTTGAAACTGGTGAAATTGTTTCTGGTTATTTTATTGATGGTTCTGGTAACTCAGTCTTATCTTCTGGTCGTCTAATTGGTTCACTTTCAGAAATAAAAATAGATCCAAACTTTAGAGGATTGTTTTATAATGCCTATGATACAACAACAGGTTACGAGGGAGATCCTGTAACGATTGTTGGCGGTTTAAATCCTACTTCAGGAACCCCAATAGGCGCTAGTGCAACGGTTGGCGAAGTAACAAAAGGTTCCGTTATTCAAGTTGAAATTATAAACGGAGGATTTGGATTCAGAGATCCAACAACAGATTTAAATTCCTCTTTAATTGATTTTGTTGGTGGCTTTGAAAATTCTATATTAGGTCAAGAATCTAGGGCTAGTATCTCTTTAGTTGATAAAGAAACAAGTAGAACGGTCAATGTCAGTAACGTAAGTATCGAAACACTGGGATATGCATTAACATTAGATCAAGCTGCAAATACTGCAAATATAGAAAATTGCAGAATTGATTTCGTTTCAACAAATCAAAGTTTAAATGTGCATCCTATTGCTTATGTTACAACTGACGGTTCTGGTGGAGGTTACAAATCATTACCAACTTCAAATTTTTATAGTTTATATTTGGAAGATTACGATGATCTTCTAGTTATAAACTCCTGTGTTGCAGTTAAAGACACAAAAGTTTTATCAGATTTTTCTCAAGACTTAACCGTTTCATTTTCTCAGGGCGATTTGGTTAGATTGTTTTTATTAAATCGATTTGAAGAAATACGAAAAGTTGCTTCTGTTACAACAAATACGATAACACTAGAAGGTGATCTATTTGAAAATGACATAGCAGGTTTACAGGTATATAAAGTTCTAAAACGTCCATTGAATGATGTTGGTGCGTTAGGTCGAATTGAAATTATAGATGGCGGTGATGGTTATGCTGTAGGCGAATATTTAATTTTTACTGGCGGTACAGGTTATGGTGCAAATGCAGAAATTACAGAAGTGCATGTTGCAAATAACGGTATCAAATCAATACAATTTAATGATAATGGATCACTAATTAAAGGCGGTGAGGGTTATACGCAAGATAATCTTCCCGTAATAACAGTAGATACGGCTTCTGGTGCAAATGCTTCATTGATTGTAACAGAAATTTTAGGTGATGGTGTTGATGCTAGACTTTATGTTTCCAGAATCGGATCTATTACCAAATTGAGAATATCTAGTTATGGATACGATTATGTTGAGGCACCATCAATATCTTTAAGGAATGCCGATCTAGTTGTTTCGAATGTTACTGAAGGACAATTGTTCGTTTCAAATACAAGAATATATCAAGGTACATCAAATACATTGACGACATTTAGTGCTTTGGTCGACAGTTATGAAAATTCTACAGGACTATTAAGAATATTTAATTATAACGGTCAACTAAACACCTCTATACAAATAATTTCAGACGATGGTGTTGTTTCGGCTAATGTAAATTCCGTCACTTTCTATGGCGACGGAAAAGCAAAAGCAACTGCAAAATTTGAAGAAGGTTTGATTCGTTATCCAGGAATTTATTTGAACACTGATGGCCAATTAAGTGCTGATAAGAGATTACAAGATGGAAGAAAGTACCACAACTTCTCTTATCTGATTAATACCAGAAATGATTACTCAAAGTTTAAGAAAACATTAAATGAGGTTGCACATCCACTAGGAACTAAAACCTTCGTTAATACAATTATTGAAAATACGGAAGATTTAACAGATCCAACAATAAACACAATTTTCTTGAGTAGAACCACTTTAGCTAACACCTTTAATATCACAACTGGTTCCAATACTATGATTGCAACTGGAGATTATTCAGACCTCTCCACATCTGTAAATGTTGGTGATTTGGTCATATTAACGTCACTCACGAAAGAAATTAGTGGAACGGTGAATGTAACATCAAGCTCAAATACGATTGTTGGTACAGATACAAACTTTATAAATGATCTTTATGACAATGCCAGCATTTATATTGCTACAGGAAATACAGACATCGTTTCATATGTTGTCGATGAAGAAACTTTATATTTGGCCAATACACTAGGTGTAACAGCAAATGATCAAACAATGAATATCATTTTTGATGATGTAAAAACGGTGACTTTTGTGAACGCTAATACAATTATGGTGACTGGAACATTTACTACAAATGCAGATTTTGTAACAACAATACTCCAAAAAAGTGAATAAATAGAACTATGGCTTCTACCTTAACATATCAATTTTCAACACTTTTAGCACAAAATTTCTACGAATCTTTAGATATTGGTGCAAATTCTTATCTTCCTTTAAATCGTAGGAACTATTTTTTCGTATCTTTAGGTAAACCAATTCCTTGGAACTCAGGAACAGAAGTTCCGCCGACTCCGGAACAAGCAACAAGAGACTTAATTGCATATTACGATAGAGCTATCGTAGCTAAAAGAATAAGTCAAGAAAATGCATCTTTTGTCGTAAATAGAGTTAACTGGACATCAGGTACATTGTATAAAGCATATGGTTGCACTCTCTGTCCGGCTGGCACAAATTTCTATGTTTTAAATAGTAAAGATCAAGTTTTCAAGTGTCTCGACAATAATGGACAGTCTTTATCTACTTCAGAACCAGAACTAAGTTTGTCTTCTACTGCTTTAGAAGAACCATTCTTTAAAACTGCCGATGGTTATAAGTGGAAATATTTGTATACTTTAACACCATTTCAGAAACAAAAGTTTTTGACTGAAGAATGGATGCCTGTTGTTTATAACAGATTCGTTCGTGCAGCTGCGGTTAATAGAAGTTTAGATATTGTTAGGATAACCAACTCTGGAAATAATTATACAGATGGTGGTTCACAAGCTATTATAACTGTCGATGGTGATGGTACTGGAGCAATTTTCAAAGCAAACGTTTCTGATGGCCAGATTGTTGATATTATTGTTCAAGATAGAGGCCAAAATTACACCAAAGCAAATTTAATATTTACTGATGTTGCTGGAGGTATAGGAACAGAAGCGGCAGCTGCTGTTGTTCTTTCACCACAAAATGGTCACGGCTACGATCCAGTAGAAGAATTATATACTTCAACAATAATGTTCAATGTTGATTTTGATGGAAATGAATCTGATTTTTTTCCAACAGAAAACGAATATAGAGAAATAACAATTATTAAAAATCCTTACGAATTTGGTACAACAAATTTTGCTGGTGCAGAATTGTATTCTCTATACACTAAAGTTAAAACTTCTCCTGGTGTAGGCAATTTCAATAATGATGAGAGAGTCTATCAGGGATTTGATTATGGAACTGCAACATTCAGTGCTGATGTAGTTTCTTTTGATGAATCCAATAATTTTCTCTATTTGAATAATATTTTAGGTACACTATCGACAAACGAACCTATTAAAGGTTTAGATAGTGGCTCTATCCGAGTAGCGATAAATAAAGTTAATCCAACAATGGAACTTTATTCAGGTAAAGTTTTATACATTTCAGACCAACAACCAGTAAGCAGAGATGACGATCAAACCGATAGAATTCGGTTTATTTTAAGTTTTTAATCGAGGAATAAATGACTACTACATTTAATTACGATCCATATTTTGACGATTTTGATGAAGATAAGAACTTCATGCGAGTTCTATTCAAGCCTGGATATTCTGTTCAATCCAGAGAGTTAACACAGTTACAAACAATTTTATCAGATCAAATCGAAAAATTTGGTAATCACATTTTCAAAAGTGGTAGTCCAATCATCGGCGGTAAAATTTCTCTTGATGACAGAGCATATTATCTGGTTTTAAATTCTCAATATAATGATCAAGATATAGACGTAACTCAGTTTGAAGGTAAAATTATTGTTGGTTATAACACAACTAAAAGTGTTAGAGCTAAAGTTATTGCTGTCGATAATAGCACAACAAATCCAATTTTAGTTTTAAAATACTTGACCGCCTCTGTTTTCGAAGAGTCTGATGAAATTAAAGTTTATGGCCAAAACATTTTTGCTCAAGCAAAAGATACTAGTGCTGTCGGTAGATCATATGTTGCCAGCATTTTAGATGGCGTTTATTATTTTAAAGGACAATTTGTTAAGGTTGTTCCGCAATTTTTAGTGTTAGAACTTTTTTACAAAATTGGTTATAATGCATCTACAACTAATAAACAACCATCATATAAAATTGGTATTGAATTTGAACCAACAATTGTAGATTACATTGACGACTCTTCTTTATTAGATCCAGCTCAAGGTGCCTTCAACTATCAGGCCCCTGGTGCAGATCGATTCGCTATCAATACAAGACTCTCGAAGAGAACATTGGATTCTGCCGACGAATCTTCTTTCTTTGAAGTCATACGTATTGTTGATGGTATCAAAACGAAAGAAGTTGAATACCCAATTTACAGTGAAATCGAAAAAACTTTAGCTCGCAGAACATATGAAGAATCCGGAAACTATACAGTAGATCCTTTTGTTCTATCTTTAGAAGAAACTGCTTATAACGCCAACAATGAAGTTGATCCTAATTATTTTACAGCAGTTTTGGATCCAGGTAAAGGATATGTTGGTGGTTATGAATTACAAACAATTGCTCCAACAAAAATTAAAATTCCGAGAGCTAGACAAACAAATTCGGTAAATCAATACGATTTACCAACAAATTATAATAGTACGGTTGCCATTGAAACTTTATTTGGTACACTAAACATCACTGCTTTCCCAGTAATTGATATTCATTGTACTACTCAAAGTACAATTAACTCATCTGGAACAACAGAATACGAATCAACTAAAATTGGTACAGCTCGAGTAGATATGTTGAAATACAATGATGCCACAGATTCAAATGATGGCACGACTCACTCTTTCTTGATGCACCTGTTCGATGTTAATTCGACACCAATTACTGGAACTTTACAATCTAGTGGTCATACAACTACATCCATAAAGTTTGATAGTGATTTTTCTGGAACAGCTACCGCTAATTCTTATGCAAATATGTATTTTAGAATTACTGACGGTGCCGGAACATCTTTATCGCCAATTAGAATCGTTTCTTCAGATGCTTCGACTAAAACATTAGTTCTTTCTCAAGCTCTGCCCTTTACACCAAGTTCAAATACCTTCTCCATCGAATCAGATTTTAAAGTTGCAAAATCTTTTTCTGTTAGAACTGGTTCAAGCATTTCCTTCTCGGCCAACATAAATTCAGATTCAATTTCTACTGAAGGTTTTGCTTATATCAACGAGCCAAAGAGAACAAGTTTAATTTTTGATACTCCCTATCAGTCAATAAAAGCTGACACCATTGAGAATTTGGACTTCTATGCTAGAAAGTTATATTCAAATAAAGTCTCTAGTGCTGGTGGAATTATAACCATCGAGACTGATGGTACCGATACTTTTGCCTTTGCTGGTTCTCCAGGATCATTATCTGATCCACAAATTTTAAATAATATTGTGTGCTTTGTTAGATCAGATTCGGTTGAAGTTTCTGCTGATGGAATTTTCCAAAATAGAATTTTAAGTTTGGCTAATAGTGCTTTTACTGTTACTGCAATAAGTTCTTCTCAGATCGACATTGACGTTGGTGCTGCAGGTGTTCGTGCTGATTTCTTGATAACCACAAAAATTAATTCTGCTGAAAGTGGTAGTACAGGTGCAATCAGAGGCAAACAACTTTTACCATTAAGTGATTCTCTACATGAAAAAGTTCCTTATAATTTAGGTGATCCACTCAATGATGGATTAGACGTTGCAAATACTGGTACGGTAACAACTGTAACCGGTGGTTATGTTTTCCAAGATGTTGGTGGTGTTTTCTTTGATACTCCTGCTACTGTTACACAATTAAAAACTCCTGGCGTTTCAGTAAGTTTAAACATTCCAGATGTTTATGAAATCGTTAAAATTATTGATTCGAGATCAACGGGCAACGTAACGACCGCTATGTTGACGGATGATGCGTATGATGTGACAAATAATTATGAATTTGATAATGGCCAAAGAAAGACTCATTATGACCATGCATCTATCAAACTAAAACGTGGTTATAGTTCACCTGTTGGTTCCACAATTTACGTTCAATTAAAGTATCTGAAACATCAATCTGCTCCATCACCACAAAATAATGGACTCTTTACTGTTGATTCATATGTTAAGACTGGTTCAAACTTTACATATGATGACATGTCCAGATTCTTAAATAGTGAAGATGGTAAATTTATTTCAATGAGATCTTGTTTAGACTTTAGACCAACAAGAGGTATCGGTTCAGATACTTTGAGTGGTGCATTAAACGTTGAACCAGATTACACAGCTGAATTCGATTTTGAATATTATCTCTCTAGAATCGATCGAATTGTAGCCAAACCTTCTAAAGAGTTTGTTGTCATTTCCGGTAAATCGGATGTGAATCCAGTTCCTCCGCCGGTACAACCAACAGATATGCTCTTATATACATTGAGTATTCCTGCATATACTGAAACTACAAAAGAAATTGTTTCGGAATTTAAAAATAATCGGCGATTTACAATGAATGACATCGGCTCATTCGAAAACAGAATTAAAGGTTTAGAATACTATGTTGCACTCTCTAGCCTAGAAAAAAATGCGGCAGATTCAAAAGTTTTAGATGCCAATGGATTGGAGAGATCGAAATACGGTATTGTTGTTGATAACTTTACAAATAGAGATGTACAAGCCACTTATGGTGATGCTGGATTCGACAACAGAAACTTAATTGAAAATGGCGAACTAAAACCAGCATCATTGATGAGAACATTTAAACTCAAATGGTCAGAAGCCAATTCGACAGGAAGTTTTGTTGCGACAGGTGTAAACGACCAAAAATCTCTGATGTTGGATTATACAACAGATACGTTTGCAGAACAAAAATATGCAACAAAATTTGTTCCTGTAGCTAGTGCTCTGTTTGCAAACTTCAACGGAAAAATGAAATTGTTCCCAGAATTCACTAGTGAAGTGGATACTGGCCACACAGCTCAAGTAACATTGGATTCTTTAAATGGTATCGATAGTGCATTTAACTTTATCAATGATGCGTTTAAATGGGTGTCAGACCAAAATCCAACTTGGGTAAATGATGCCGACAATCCTTTTGCTAAAATTGTTGATAGTAAGTGGTTTGAAACTGTTACAACCGTAAACGACCAAACTGTTGACTTAGGAAACTGGACAAGAGGAAACTTACAAACGACAACAGATCAAGTATTCATTTCTCAAGGCGCAGAATTGAATATGAATCAGATATCAACATCTAAATCTACTGTTGATGTTGGTACTTTCATTACAGATCTTTCGATTCAACCATACATCAAACCAGTTCCAATTATCTTTAATGCAACAGGATTAAAACCAAATTCTAGATACTATTCTTTCTTCGATAAAGTCTCAGTTGATAATTATATTGTTAATCCTACAAAGTTGAGAACAACTTCATCTGATATCGGCGGCCGCCATTTTATTTCTGGCGAGTTTGCACTAATATCAGATTCTCCTGCAAATTTAAATATTGCTATTGGCAATTATAATTCAGGTATAACTGGAGGTTATAAGTTGGTTCGCGTAACCAACGTTGAAATTGTAACCGATTCTTTACTCACAAAAGTTGATGATATTCATATTGTAAATGAGGTTGAAGATAATTTAGATGGTCAATGGTTATTTGGCTTAGATAGCAAATCATATTTTGCCATTTCTTCAGTAACCAATCATAAATCTGGTTTGACAAGAGCAGTAGGAACATCAACAATAACTTTAGCTGCTGATGCTCCTTCTGTCGATATTTCTGGTAATACAGTAACACTTGTACATTCCACAGATAGTGATGATGGCCACGGCGTAACTTATACTGTCACATCTTATAATACTTCTACAAAAGTAGCCACAATTAGTGGAACAACTTCTGCAATTGAAAGAGCCAAAACATGGACTTACTCAATTGGAAATAATAATGCAAACGCAAGAGGCGATTTGTCTGGTGTATTTTATCCGCCTGCTGCAACATTTAGAAATGGTGAAAGAAACTTTAGAGTAACCGAATCTTCAAATGACACATATGATACGGACGCTATTTCTTTTGCAGAAAAAACTTTCGTATCTTCCGGTGTTAAAGTAAACAAAACGAATCTTTTAAATACTGTTTACAACGTTGATGTTGGTGTTCAATTTGTCGGTAATGCTACTAGTGATCTCTTACAATCTACATCAACAACATCTAGAATAACAAATACTTGGAGTGTACCAAGACCGGATCCATTAGCACAAACTTTCTATGTGGATCCAGATGTCTATCCAAATGGAATGTTTATTTCTAATACTAAGTTATTCTTTAGAAGTAAAGATACAGATTTACCAGTAACTATACAAATTAGACCCACTGTAAATGGAAGTCCTTCTTCTGACTTTGCTTATCCTGAATCGATCGTCGTCAAGTATCCTACAGAAGTTATAACATCAGATACACCAGATGTTAATAATTCGGAAACTTACACACAATTTGATTTTAAATCTCCTGTTTATTTGGCTCCAGGTTTATATGCTCTAGTAATCTTAACAGACAGTCCTGATTATTCTGTTTGGGTGGCAGAAAAAGGTAAGACGACTTTAAACAACGAATATGTTTCTATTAATCCATATGTTGGAACATTGTACAAATCTCAGAATACTATGGAATATGCAGAGTATCTGAATGAAGACTTGATGTTTACTATGGATAGATGTGTATTCTCCTCTTCAGCTGCTACGTTCTCATTACAAACAGAAACACAAAATAGAAAATATTATTTTGATAAGTTTAGAGTGTTAACGAAAACTTTAGAAAATCTTACAAATGGTCCAACAACTATAACATATTCTTTCGTATCCACAGATACAAATGGAATTAAAGAAACTTCTTATAGAGAAATACAACCTTTTGTGACATATTCTTTAGGTTCAGACACCCTATATTCAATTGGAAACAAGAGAAAGCAAATACAAAATCAGTCTGATTTCAATTTGTCAATAACAATTTCTTCAACTGATAATGCAGTTTCTCCTTTAATTTCCCTCGAAAGTTTATTCTTGAATGCTTGGGAGAATTTCGTTGATAACGCTGAAGTTAATACAGAAGACTTCAACATAATTGCACCGGGTTCTGGTTATGCAAACACTCATCAGATAACAATTAATTCATCAACTGGTACTGGCGCACAAGTATACTTTGTTGTCGATAATAGTCCAACAGGAAATGTTGTTGGTATTAATGTTGCATCAGCAGGTTCTGGATATTATGATGACTTTACCATTTCTTATCCTTTGGCTGGCGAAAGCACGGTCACCTCAAATGCATCAATCATATTGAACACAGAATATGATTCATCTGGTGGTCCTTGTCTGGCTCGTTATATTACGAAACCAATTACTTTAGCTGATGGATTTGACGCCGGTGACCTAAGAGTTTTCTTGTCTGCAAATAGACCAGGAAATTCCGAAATACATGTTTACTATAAATTATTATCGGGATCAGATACAACAAGCTTCAAAGATAGACCATATCAGAAAATGGAATGTTTCAATCCATCAACGGTACCATCGTTAACTGATACTGATTATAGAGAATTCGAATATCGACCATCATTAACAGATGATTTCGTCACTTATACATCTGACTCGGGTGTGACATACGATAGCTTTAAAACATTCTCAATTAAAATTGTTATGACGACTAATGATACTACTGTTGTTCCAAAAGTTAAAGATTTGAGAATAATTGCTTTACCAGCCGGTTAATATGAAAATACCGGTTAAAGGAACAAACTTTGTGAAAGACACCAGCAATGGTGCTCTTCTCACAACAAACAGGTCAGTACTATTGGAAAATGAAGCAAGAAAACGTTTAAGTAATAGATTATCGTCTAAGGACGATGAAATAAATAAACTAAAGATGCAAGTACAAGAGATTAATGAAGACGTTAGTGAAATCAAATCTTTATTAAAACAGTTAATTAACCAGAGAGTTTAAGTTAAGAAATGACTATCAACATTATAACCAGAACAAACACCATCGATGAATGGAGAATAGAAACCAATAAAGCTGGTATTCTATTAAACAATTTAGAGACAGGTGATTTCACTAAAACTGCCGGAAAATTTGAATTCACCAATGATTCAACATTGGTACTTTCTTCAGAAGGCACATCTCTTACTGTTGCGAATAATGCTCTGATAGGACAAAATTTATCTATTGGTAAATCTGTTACGATTGGTACTACAGGTTCTGGTGTTGGTAACGTAACAGTCGGTGGTACTGTATACTTAACTGGACCTGGTTATTCTGCTAACGTTTCTAATAATGTAATTATACATAAAAATGCTGTTGTTGTCGGTAATGCGTTCTCAGAAAATGCGACCGTCAATGCAAACGCTTATGTTGGAAATAATGTCACTGTAGCCGGCACTGTCTTATTGACTAAAACTGGCGTTGTTATGCAAGCTGAAAATGGTGATGTTATACTGAATCATGCAGACCTAGTTTCTGCAAATTTAGAAATTGCCAATGTTGATTTCATTTATGCTCTTGATGCTACTATTGATAACCTAAGAGATATTGCTACTGCTAGAATTGGTATAGTTACTGCAAATGATATTATTTCTTACAACATCACTTCAGACAATTCGTTCTCTGATGTTGGTATAATACCAACATTTACATCAAACACTTTGGCGACAATTGAAAATCTTGAAGCCAATAACGCAACAATAAACACTTCTGCACTTTTAGAAACAACAATTACAAATGCATATGTTGATTATGCTGAAGTTGAAATATTAGTTGCAAATGTCTCATCGACAAATACTGCCACAATACTTGATGCTACGATTACAGATGCTTCAATTACAGATGCATCGATCACCAATGCATCAATCACAACAGGTGGAATCACTACATTAAGTGCAACGAATGCTACAATTCTTTCTGGTAATGTTGTATCGTTGACTTCTAATAATGCGTTACTTAATAATTCGACAACAAATGCTGCAACCATTTTACGTGCAACCATTTCAACAGCAAATATATCGTCAGCACTAAACGTTGACAATGGACTGTTAACTATTGGCCGCGTAAGTAGTACGGATGATGCTTTAGTTGTTCGTAATGGTATTATAAGAACAAAAGATTCTGTTGTTGAAGGAAACTTAACTGTTTCAGGAAGTTTCACTCAAACTGGAAATATTAATTTTGAAATTGATAGGTTTGTTTTAAATGCAAATACTGGAACAAACAAAGATGCTTCAGTCGTAAATGAAAGAGTAACGGGTAATGATGCAGTAATCCTTTGGAGTGAAGCCAACGAACGTTGGGAGATTTCAACAGGAAATACTTGGTCGAGCACTTATAAGATTTTAGATGGTGCTGACATTTATGATGGCATCGATTCTCAAAGTTCAACGAAGGTCGCTTCGGCAAATGCAGTATATACTGCTTATGTTCAAGGCGGTGTTGTTGCATTCGCTAGAGCTAATGCGGCTTACCAACAAGCAAATACTCCGAGTGAAAGAGCAAACTCATCATACGTACATGCCAATGCAGCATTTAATCAAGCAAATTCAGCATTTAATAAAGCAAATACCAACGCAACAAATATAACAATTAATGGAACATTTGCTAATGCGGCTTTCTTAAAGGCAAATTCTGGTAATGTATTGGCACAAGCTGCATTTGATGCTGCAAATAATGCTTACAACGTTGGTGGACAAGTTGCCTTTGCCAGAGCCAATGCAGCATTTGAAGTCGCTAATACAGTTTATGCTGGTTTGGCTGGCACGCACGTTAACTCGGCCTTTGCTGTTGCTAATACCGCTTTAGTTAATTCTGCAACAAATAGATTAATTGCAGAGAGTGGTTCAAACTTTGCTAATGCGGCTTTTGATAGAGCCAATTCTTCATATGCCAAGGCTAATTCAGCTGGTAATTTTGCAAATGGTGCTTTCGATAGAGCAAATGCGTCATTTATTCGCGCCAATAATTCGCTCGATCGAACAACAGGCGGCACAATTACTGGTGATTTAGTTATCACTGGTGGTCTGAGTGTTGCAGGTGGAACAAGCATCAATGCACAACAATTAAGAATTGCAGATAACGTTATCACTTTAAATGCTGACTTTACAACTGGTACACCATCTGAAAATGCTGGTTTTGAAGTCAATCGTGGAGTTTCAAACGCTATATTACAATGGACAGAAACAGGTTCACCGACATCATCTAAGTGGCAATTTGGTACCGTAGGAAATTTACAGAACATTGTTGGCCAAACTGATTTGAATACCACATTAGGAAATTATGTTCTGAAGTCCGGTAGTACAATGACAGGAGCATTAATACTGCATGATTCTCCAACGGTTTCTTCTCCTGGACTACAGGCGGCCACTAAAGCTTATGTTGATACTGCTGTTGATAATGCTGGATCTGGTTTACCTGCGACACCGGTTGATGCATCTATTCCAGGAACATACTATTATCTATCTGTTACAACTGGTGGAGCTTATTGGAAACAATTTACAACAAGTGCTGGAAATTATCCAATTAACATCGGCGGCAATGCTGCAACGGCTGATTATGCGACTGATGCTGGCCATGCAGATTCGGCTGACACCGCAACTTCTGCGGGAAGTATTAACTCTGGTGGTAACTCGCTCAGTAGTAGTGGATTTAATATAACTGCCGGATCTTTCACCGTATCCAGACCAGCCACTTTTACTTCAACTATAACTGGTTCCACTATCAATGCAACTACTTTTAATGGATCTTTCGTTGGTAACTTAAGCGGTACAGCATCTTCCGCCAGATACGCTGACTTGGCCGAAAAATATCTTGCTGATGCTGAATATGATGAGGGTACAGTTTTAGCTGTTGGAGGTAGAAAAGAAGTTACCGCTGCAAAAGATACCCACTTTAGAGCGTTAGGTGTAGTATCATTGAGGCCCGCATATTTGATGAACTCAGATCTGAAAAAAGGTACAACTGTTGCACTTAAAGGTCGAGTTCCGGTTAAAGTTGTTGGACCGGTGAAAAAAGGAGAACCTTTAGGTCTAAGTAATGTTCCAGGGTTTGCAAAAGTTAATACTGAAAAATATTTTGCGATCTCATTAGAAAACAAAAAAGACAATGAAGAAGGAGTGGTTGAAGCTGTAATTTTATAAGAAAATGAACATTGAAGAATTTGAGAATTTCATACAAAATGATTTAGTTTATGATGAATGTTTGATATCGATAATAGACGATCTAGGTAGGCAGATATATCTAGATCGTCTTGGTGATTTATATAAACATCAAAAAAATACGATCAAGGTTGAGGGACTTGAAAAATACAACGAGTCTCTCTTTTTAAAATGTCAAGAGTTGGGTAAAAGATATAATCACTTTGGCCCAATTACCTGCCACGCTTTTCGTGGTTTTAATTCTTCCCATTCTTTTCCACTACATACTGATCCAGATGATATACTATTGTATATGGTTTATGGTGAAAAGAAAATTATAATAAATGATAAAGAAGTATCGCTTAAAGAGGGTGATGAAATTTTTATTCCTGCAAACACAAAACACAAAGCAATTTATACGGGCGATTCTTTAATGTTAAGTTTTGGTTTGGAAAAATTTTTAGTTGATAAATTATGAATTATTCTTTCTATTTGAAAACGACCGAAACGTGCAATTTGAATTGTAAACACTGTTTCACGAACGGCATCAATGGCCCAAAAATTTATTGGGACTATAAAAAAGTCACTGATTGGATAAAAAGGTTTACAGAAGTTAATACTGGCACATTACATTGTGAGTTTCACGGTGGAGAACCATTTCTCGCACCACTTGAACAGATGCAATATGTTTGGAATGAATGTAAAGATTTGTGGCCAAACATTTCTTGGGGCGTAACAACAAATTTAGTTTTTAAGTTAACACCAGAACATGTTGATTTTATCAAAGGACCCCTTGGTGGTAGAATTGGCACATCTTGGGACCCAAAGATAAGATTCGATAACGAAAAACAATCTGATCTTTGGTTAAGAAATGTAAAATTTCTTTTAAGTGAAGGTGTTGTAATAAAATTATTCGTAAGTGTAACTAAAGATACAGTTAATATAGAACCTATACATTTATTATCTTGGCTGAAAGAATTGGGAGTTCAAGAAGTTTCTTTTGAACGACTAACAGGTAACGGAAGTGCAAATAAACATCCTGAAATATTTCCAACAAATATTGAACAGGATCAATGGTTTCTAAAAATGCACAAACAATCAGAACAATATGAAGCTAGACACTGGTTCGAAAATGAATTTTTGGAAACGGTTTATGATAAATTCGAAAAAAATTTTCTAGCCGGAGGTACTTTTTGCCGAGATTGTGAAGAAAAGTTGTTTACAATTAACGCAGACGGATCAATTTCTGGATGTCCAAATGCAGCACCAGAATTTCAATTTGGACATATTAACGACAATATAATCGATCTTTTAAATAGTCCTAAAAGAATAGAAAATATAGTATGTGAGAGAAGTCGTGACGCAAGATGCCTTTCATGTGAAGTCTTTGAGTATTGTGGTGGTGACTGCCATCAATTAGAATGGCAAGGAGACATTTGTGGTGCACCAAAAAGTTTAATGAAATATCTTAAAGGCGATAAAAAAGTTTGGTTTTTTAAGTCTGTTTAGTTGTATAAATAGCATATAAAACGAAAGGATATTTAAAAATGGCAATCGCTTCAGGAAGTATAATTGATGACCAAGACGTATATAACAGAGTTAATTCTGTAATATCGTCTTATGCAAATTCTGGAATAGTTTATGGAACAAACAATTATCATTTTTCCGACATGCCGGCCGAATTTAAAACCGCATATGAAGGTACGACCAGTGGTATTCCACTTTCTAATTACGGAAATTTTAGTGGACAGATCATTGAAGCTCGAGCTGGCGGAACAAATCCTATAGTAGATTATATCATGGTTGTAGGCATAGTTTATTGTAGAATCAGAAAAGTTGCAGTTAAAAGAATCGTCACAGCAAGTAATGGAAAATTACCAACAGATGAAACTAGAACCGGCGTGAGTTATATGAAAGATACTTACGCTTCTTATTATTCTAATGGATTTCCCGAACCATCATCTGGTTCAAACATATCTTCTGGAAATGTAATACGAGCAAGCGACTTAATTAATTTTATAGACGCAGTTAAAAATCAATATGCAAATCTTAGAGATGTAGTGTTTGAAGCGGAATATAGTGTTTGCCATAACTCATGTCATCAAAGCTGTCATGGATCAAGAGGAAGAAGATAATTATGAACATTATTGAAAGTATTGTACCTATAAGTATCGAAAATTTAAAATCTTATTTTTCTAATAAAGATCAAACGTTTCTTATAGACTACGATAAGAGTGAAATTAAAGGTGAAAAATTTTTAATATATCTATCGAATTTAGATTTGCCATGTAATGTTAAATTGGATATTTCTAAAGAAGAACATAGAGAATTATTGAAATATTATTTCACAACAAAAAATATCGTTAATATACCTTCTTTGGAAATAACTGCACTGCACGTTTGTTTGGATTACAAATATAATTTGGAAAGTTTGAGCCGACAATTCATTTCTGAAAATGAAGATTTGGTGAAAAGTTGGTTGAGTGTTTTAGAAAGTTTAACACTATACAATTTTTATTGTATTAACTCGAAAAAATTTAAAGAACATGTCACTTCACATGAACATGCTGATTGCTCGAATATAGGTCTAAACTTTGTAAATTTAATAAAGTATGATGATTTTCAATATGTAGTTACAAACATAAAAAAAGAAAATTTAAAATACTATGAAAGTTTTTTCAATGACTACATGTTCAAAGGAAATAATTTGTATCGATATTGGGCCACAGAAGAAAATAATCTATTCTTAATTACTTGGAAAATTATTCATGATGTAGAAAATCAAAAGGAAAAAGAAAATGTTGCATCTGTTTAATAAAATTTATATCGATCAAGATAAATTTTTAAGTAATAGTGTAAAGTACATAAAAATAACGGATGCTTATTCGTTTGAGGGTGTGGAATTTCATGAAAATAAAGTATCTTCTTATTCTAACTATTATGATTTCATAGAAGGAGAAGGAAGTTTAGGAGATTTTTTTGAAAAATTATTAGCAAAAGAAGAAAAAATTATTATTTACGCGGACAATTTTTCTTTCGCTAAAATAATTACTTTTTGGTATAAATCTATAACGAATATGGATAAAGCTTCTTTTTCATTTTTCATAGATTGTTATGAACATAAAATGGATGTTTATAGTAAGACGAATACTCAAACAATAGAACTTTCCAAAACATTTTGGGAAGAAGCTGAGACTAAAGATTTTTCTGGCTTTAGTTTTAGGCCACCATATGAATTCAATTTTCCTACTTGTCTAATAGATAGGAATTCAAAATACATAGAAATTTTCAAAAAAACATTATTGTCTTTCATTAAGAGAGATTATGAACTGTTAATTTTAGAAGCAAGAAAACATTTAGACACTTACATATTAAATTATGACATACAAAAATTATTAGGTGGCGAAAATAAAGGTATAAAAAATTATAAAGAATTACCTAGATTTTCGGTGTATTCTGAACCTTATTGGAAAGAAATCGTAAGTGTACCAACATTTGCAAGTTATCAGCCAGGTTCAGATTCTAAAATTGATTTGTCTCTAACAACAAAAGAACAAATCAAACAGCTTTGTTTATTGACTGATGAAATAAATTTGGAAATCATGAATGAAAAAGGTTCGCCTGGTGCAACAGGAATTTCCAGTCCAAAATTAGACAATAATAATTGGAAATACATTGATGCTATTTTGAGGGGCGGTTTAACTGACGAAGAAACGGACACCCTAATACAAGAAATCTTAGATGAAAAAATTGCTTTAATTTATACTCCATTTGACCTTAGAGAAAGTATATTGTTTGTTTTTTTAGTTTATGTGAAGTCTCTAATCAAACAAGGCAACTTAGAAGAGGCTAAAAAATTCACACTTAAATGATTTTTTGTCCTTTTTATAATAAAATATTAATCAAAGATTATTCTTTTTCTGATTCGTGGAATGAAGAATTGATAACGACTTTAAAATATTTGTCATTAGAAAAGGACAAATATTGCGGTCATACAGAAAAGTTAGAAGAAAATTATGAGTTATTAAAGTATGATGAACAAAAAAATGATAAACCTTACATTGTAACAGAAAAAAATTCTCATAGTTTTCCTATAATAAAAACTCTTAGGAATTTATTTTTAGAATGCTTCCACGAATATAATAATTCTTTTGAAGAAAAAATTGATAATATTGATAAAATATTTCTTAAAGATGAAGGTAACTTAGCAACATTAAAATATGGCCAACGAGTGGGGTTACACCAACATCCATCCTATTGTTTTGCTATATTTTATCTTACAGACGTAGACAATGAAAAAGATGGAGGTGAATTGGTTCTTTTAGATCCTTCCTTCAATACGCAAAATAATTTCTGTTCTGCAAAAGAATATAAAGTAAAAACTAAAAAAAATAGGATGGTTGTAGCATCATCTTACATATGGCATGAAGTGACTCCTTATTATGGAAAAAAAGAAAGACTTTGTGCCGTTATAGATTTGGGTAGAAAATGAAAAAGATGTTAGTTTGTGGAACTAGTTTTTCAGACAAATCAAGAAATCCAAAAATAAAAAAATGGCCAGAAATATTGTCTGAAAAAATAAATTTCGAATTGAAAAATATTTCAAGTAGTGGTATATCAAATAGAACCATATTCAATAATATTTTTGTCGAAATTGAAAAAGAAAAATATGATTTAATTGTGGTTTCTTGGTCTTATTCTTTAAAGACAAATATTTTTAATGCATTAGAATTAAATTTTATCAATATTGATGAGAGTGGTGACAAATTCGAAAAACAAATTTCAGAAAAAATATCAAAACAAATTTTACAAAATGAGGAAAAAATACTAAAAGCTTTTGAAGATACTTTAATATCTATTTGCCTATTACAAAATTTATGTGAGAATAGAGGAATAATGCTCATTCATTATCCACTACTAAATATATTTCACCTGAAAGAAAAGAACCCATCAATTTTAAGTAAAATAAAGGAAAATTATTTTTTCAAAAAAATTTCTAAATTTGAAAATATTTTAGGTTGGCCATGTGATGATAGTTTAAATGGGTATTCTTATAATATGAAGTATAAAGGATTGACAATATCAAAATTAGATAGACATCCTAACTCTATTGGCCAAGAATTAGTATCTCAAGAATTGTATGAATTTTATGAAAAATTAAGGAATAAAAAATGATAAAGAACATTTTTCCAGTAAACATATACCTAAAAGATTCTGTTGTTGAAGAGACCGATCTATTGGAGTTAAATACCGCGGTCAAAACAATTTTCAACAACTATAAAACGAGGACCGGCCACAGTTATTCCGATGTTGGTGACAATGAAATTCCTTTTTTCACGAAAGAGAACCTAGAACTTTTTCCAGTATTGAAGAATTTGCAGGAGAAGTTTATTGATGGTTTTTATGAGTTGGCCAATTCTTTTGAACAGAATACTTTAAGTAGAGAAAAAATAGAACACATGGTCAGCAAAAATAGTGGTAAATTACCTTTGATGAAAAAAGGTGATTATAAAAAAACACATAATCATCATGGCGCTTGCGCTTTTGCCGTTTTTTACCTTAGTGATGTCGATAATGATAAACATGGAGGAAAATTAATTTTGAAAGATCCTTCATTTCATTCAAATTTAAATTTTCATCCTGTTGAAGAGTGTGAAATAGAAACGAAAAGTAATAGATTAGTTATAGCGCCGGCGTATGTTTGGCATGAAGTTAGCCCCTATTTTGGTGACGAAGAAAGAATTACAATAGTTATAAATTTGGATTATTAAATGATTGATGATGATTTTTTTTATGATGTAATAAAAGATAAAGTTATAGATTACGTTGAAGTAGTCGTTTTACTTTTTGAGCATTGTAATATGTCTTGCGTTTTTTGTCCTCAAGACCATAACGATTTATTGGGGGCAACAAGAGAAGAAATTCTAAGTAAATGCCCACAAATCATAAAATTCATAAATGAAAATCCTAAAAAAGATTTTCTTATGCATATTATGGGAGGTGAACTTTTTCAAGATAAATTTATAAATTCTGGTTTTATAAATTACTATCAAGAATTTATTGATACGATAAAATCAAATGTAAAAGAAGATAAGAATATTACTTTTCTTTTTGTTACAAATTTAGTTTATGATTGTATAGATGAAGTTGTAGAATTTTGTAAGAAAAATAAATTAAAAATGAATGTTTCTTATGATTTAGCTGGAAGATTTACTCAACCACAATTGGAAATCTACAAGAAAAATATTGAAAAATTTAAAGAATATGTCAATATAATAAGTTTAGTAATAACTAAACAAAACATAGATAAGCTTTTAAAAGGTGACGAATACTTTGATTATCTATATGAAAATTTTATTTGTGATTGGGATAAATTATTACCAGGAAAAAACTTTAATGATGCTTTGATGCCAAAACAATCTGAACTTTTTATGTTTTATAAACATCTTGTTGATAAGTATCCAAGGTGTAATAATGTAAAATATTTTACAGATAAAGAACAAAGACATAAAATGTCTTGCACTAGAGGCAGTAGTTACACTATTTTAAATGATAACAGTGTTCCTAAAGGATGTTCAGGTAGTGTTCTATTAAAAGATCCTAAAACACAAGAATTAGGCGGCACAAAAATTATTCAGTTTTTTATGAAAGAACATGATTGTTTTTCATGTGAGTTTTATAGTAGATGTGGTTTCACTTGTTTTATAAGAAATGATTATAAAAATTTAATAAAAGATATGGATGAGTGCGTGTTCAAAGAAGTTTTTAAGTATGTTGAATCAAAAAATAATATTTCAAAAGAAAATTCAAACTGACAAAAGATTAAAAATATCTTTTGTTAATCCTCCTCACGCTGATTGGTCACTATGTAACAATATGACCTTTTTGATGTGTCAAACTCACTATAATATTTTTGGTAAATATAAAGAAAATGTTGACTGGATAAAAGCGCCATACAAATGGAATACGTACAAAAGTGTAATGGAAGTATTCCAAGAGCTATCTGAATGTGATATTATTATGTTTAGTTCTTATGCTTGGAATTATGGTATAAATGATGATTTAGCCAAGTATATAAAACAAAATTTTCCTCAAAAAATTTGTGTTTTAGGTGGCCCACATATTGGAACAAATGAACCTAAATTTTTGCAGTCTAGAAAATTTTACGATTTTATTTGTCAACCAACTAAACCTGGTGAACCTTTTATCGAAGATTTAATTGATAGTTGGTTTGAAAATAACGGAAAACCTAAAGTTGAAGATATATGTTGGGAATTAAAAAGTTGTAAACAAAAAAAACATGATATCGATTCAGAAATTTCTGTTTATGAAGAACACTTGGATTACTTAAAAGAGATGTTACAATATGCAAAAAGTAATAAAATGGAACCTTTCATTGTCTTAGAGACAACAAGAGGTTGTCCTTATGGTTGCGTGTTCTGTGAATGGGGTGGTGGAATAGGAACAAAAATTATTAAAAAAAGTGTTGACTTGGTAAAAAGAGACATTATGGCTTTAAAGAAGGCCGGTTTCAGAGATGCCTATTTGACTGATGCCAATTTTGGTGCATTTAAAGATAGAGATATAGAAATATTCAAATTTGCTTGGGAAAATAATTTTAACTTAACTGATATATCTACCGTAAAAATTAAAAATTTGGAAAGAAGAAAACAGTTAATAGACGCTTGGTTTGATGTGGTTGGTAAAGGACCAGAAAAACATAGCAAAAGTGAAGGTGGAACTGATATGTGGGGAGAAACAGAATATATTTCAGTTGTACCAACTGTTAGTATACAGAGTATCAGTGAAGAAGCTATGAAAGTTGCCGATAGGACAGATTTATGCACTAAAGATAAAATAGAGTTGAGTAGATACATAAAAGAAAGATGTGAAAACGAAGGGTATCCTGTTCCAGCTATAGAGTTAATATTAGGAATGCCAGGATCTACAATAGAAGATTTCTATTCTGAGATGGAAATAATATGGAATTTTCAAGCTTGGTCGAGCTTTAGGCATGATTATATGTTTTTACCAGACAGTAAATTAAACTCTAAAGAATATCGAGAAAAATATAAAATTAAAACCGTTGAAGTTTTTTCAGATATTGTGGATGAAGACGGTATAGATAATTGGAATAGTCTGTATAAGAATAAAAAAACATATTTTAAAACAATGCAGTCTTGTTATTCCTATACAAAAGAAGAGATGCATGAGATGTGGTTTATGAATAACGCAGGTAATTTTTTACTTAAAAATATTTACCCATCTTTGCAATCTTATATTGATCCTAAAAATTTTGGTAAAAAGTGTTTTAAAATAATTTCTAAATTGGATGATTTTGAAAACATACACAAAGAGATTATAGATATATTTGATGAAAATACTGAACCAAAATCGATTAGAAAATTACAAGGAAAATTTAGAACCGAGGTTATAGAAGATATGTTAAAGAAAAATGAAATTATCATAAAAAATGAAATAATGAAAAAAGTATTATGATAAAAGATATTTACACCAAAGGATTTGTAAAATTTAGTGAACCTGAAGCTCTAGATTTAATAAAAATTGATCAGTTCAAACTGATAAATGTTGAAGAAAGAACTAGAGACAATGGAGTAAAAGATGTTCCTTTAGAATTGACTAAAAGGATGGAAGCGTTTGCTTTTTATTTAAAAGAAAAATATATTACTCCAGAATGGTCTAATGCCAAATATAACAAGTTTTTAGTTTGGGATGGTGTTGACAGAGACAATCAAGGTTGGCACACAGACATGTTTGAAGATTACGATGTATTCTTTCTGTATTATATGGACGATACTTTTGAAGAAACAGGAGGAGCTATAAATTTTAAATGGGGGTCTTTAGAAGGATCAGAAGAAACTGCTACATTTCAACCTAAAGCCGGAGATTTATTTTTGGTCAGTAACCTCAGAGGTTTTTGGCATAAAGCGGATAGTACAAAAATTGTTAGAAGGGTGGCAAGTTTTGATTTTACAGTAGGGTTAAAAGATGATTAAAGATTTGATTGGAAAAAAAGAAGAACTAATGAAAGAACGTGATCTGTGTGCTGAAATTTATAATATATGGATCACAAAACTTCATGACTACCAAAAAGATAAAGAGACATATGAATTGTACATAAAAATGATTAATAATATGGAACCTTATGGTAGCATGTTAAAAGAACAGATACGAGAAATAAACAGAAAAATATGTGAGATAGAAGGTGTAGATAGTATTGGTGAAACACCTTACGCTAAAGATTGTGATAACAAATATGGATTCGACAAACCAAATTCCAACAATTGATCTAATAGAAAAAATTTTATATTATTTGCCTAAAATTGATGAAGAGAACCTTTTTTCAATTTTAAACATAATAAATCAAAGCCAAAAATTTGGAAATTTTAAAGATAAAAATGTTCCAAATAACAATTTTGAATTGTCTTATGCAAACTATATTGTAACCAAAAATAATTTGTTTTTATTAGAATATGAAAAAGTAGTTCAAGAAGCTTGCTTTAGAGAATTTATGGAGTGGTACGAGTACCTAACAAAACACATTTTAAGAAAAGATGTGCAAGAAGTTTTAAATATAGAAATAAATGAAACTGGAGACTGGGAAATAATTTTTAAACAATCAGATATTATAGGTTGGGCATATCAATTAGAAGACTTAAATATTTTTTTAAAAAATGTTGATAAGGTTGAAAAAATAGCCAATTTTATGTTTTCATTTTTTAACAAAAGAAAACCTTTAAGTACACTAGACTTAAACTATTTTGAATCAAATCATGCACAATTAGTTTATGAAAGTATTAAAAAAGTTTTAATAGAAAAAAATATAGAAGAATTACATAAACAAATTTTGAGTGATAAAATTTTATGTATGGTTGAAGTTTATGGTTGGGAAAATAAATTTAATCCAATACTATTAAATTGGTTTTATGAAAATAAAGAAAAAATTAAGTTATGGATATAAAGAATTTTTTTGACAATGGATTTTGTTCTTTGTTTGATTATGAATTGGCTCAAGAAATAAACTTAAAAACCATCAATTGGAAATATGAAGGTGGAGAAAAAAACGATTTTGTACCAGAAAAAAATTCATTTTTAGATGCTGAGTTATTAAATGTTCATATGAAAATAGCGGAAAAATATGTCGATAAATATTTCTCCGAGTATCATGTAAAAAAACGAAGAATATGGAAAGGTGTAAATGAAGACGCTACATTTTGGCATAATGATTTAAGGGAAGGACCAAATTGTTTTTTCTTATTGTATTTTTCAAATATGGAAAAAATTAATGAGGGAGCCGTATATTTTAAAAGTGGTAAAAAAGAATTCAAAATATATCCTAAACCAGGAACATTAATTGCCGTAAATTGTAGTGAAAATTTTTTCCACAAAGCCGACTTTACGGATAAGGAAAGAATACAAGCGTCTTTTTGTTTTGATATAAATTATGGAACTTATAATTAAACCTACTGAAAAATGTAACTTTAAATGTACATTTTGTTCGAGCACACACATCTCTGAGGATAAAACCGCAGAGTTAGACCATCAAAAAATATTTCAATTTTTAGAAAGATTTCCAGAAACAAATACTATTATTGTTAATGGTGGTGACCCATTAATGATGAGTCCAGATTATTACTGGAAAATAATAGATTGGTTAGATAAAAACAATTATAAAACTACCATAAGTTTAACGACAAATCTTTGGCCATTTTACAAAAACGTGAATAAGTGGAAAGACTTATTTTTAAATGAAAGAATAGGCATAGCAACAAGTTTTCAATATGGTGGTGGCCGATTAAAGGGTGATTTAACCGAATATACAGAAGAAGATTTCTGGAAAGTAAGTGACTGTATGTTGGAACATATAGGTTATAGGCCAGGATTCATTACAGTAATAACAAAAGAAAACGAAAAAGACGCTATAAAAAATGTAGAGTTAGCGCAAAAAATGGACGTTGAATGTAAATTAAATTATGCTTTAAGTTCTGGACCGCCAGTAAAATTTAAGAATATAATCATGGGCCAACAGGGACAACCATATTTGCTTTCCGATATCTATGAAATTTATGTTGAAATTTATAAAAGAGGACTTTGGCAATGGGAATACAATACAAAACAAATGATGGTCAGATTAAAAGGTATGCAAACAACATGTCCGCAAAATAGAAGTTGTGATGAAAATATAAGAACCTTACAACCAGCTGGTGACTATTATAGTTGTGGTGCTTTTGGAGATGACATGTCACATTCAATAAATTTTGATGATGAAATGTCAGGTAAAAAGATTTTTATTTTACAACAAGACCAAAATTTATTAAGTTTAAAACAAAGTTGTTTTACTTGTCCAATGTTTCAAATATGCAATGGTTGTAAGAAAACAATAAAAGATTTGAAAGACCATAATTTAGTTGAAAAACATTGTTTCAAAATGAAAACTTTAGCTAAAGATATAATTGAAATAAATGGTGTTGATTTGGAACCTACTGAGTACGTTAATGAACATATCAATTAACCCAACATATTATTGTAATTTTCGATGTCATTTTTGTTACCTAACAAAAAAACAATTAGGTGATAGAAAATTATTAAATTTAAATACTTTATTTGATAGACTATCTGAAATAATAATTTATGATAGAATAGAACACATCGATCTGTATGGAGGAGAAATAGGTCTATTACCAGAAAATTACATAAAAGAGATGAAAGGTATACTTAAAAGATTTGGTGTAAAAAGTATAAACATCAATACGAACTTATCTATGGTAAATGACACTTTGATCGATGATGATTTTTATTTGTCCGTTAGTTATGATTTTGATGTAAGAGAACAACATGAAAGAGTTTGGAATAACATGTTTAAATTGGAAAGACCTTTTAGTATACTCATGTTAGCCAGTGATAGGTTAGTTGAAAAAAATGTTGATGAAATGATACAACAATTTAACCTGTTAAAAAATCTTCAATCGGTAGAGATAAAACCATATAGTTCTAACCAAGCAAATAATTTACAGGTCACATTTTCAGAATTCGAAGATTTTGTTAAAAGGTGGATCACAAGCCCTATTCAAAAAAAATTTGAATTTATTAATGAGTATTTGATACAAGACGTAATTACAAAAGAAAGAAACAGTTTTTCTGATGACCATATATACATTACACCAGAAGGAAAATTTGCTGTTTTAGAATTTGACTTGAATGATAATGAGTATTTTTTACATTGTGAAACATTTGAAGATTATTTAAATTGGTGTGAAAAAGAAAAAAGAAGAGTTGCAAAAAATGAATTTTGTTCTTCTTGCGAATATTTTGGTAACTGTTTGTCTGAACATTTACGGGAAGTTAAAGATTTAAAAAATAGTTGCAATGGATTTAAAAATATGATTGATTGGTATAAAAATGGAAAAATATAAAATAGATACCACTCAAAAAATCTTTAATTTTTTAATTGAGATAAATGAAAATAATGTAGTGGAACCCATTAGTAAAAATAAAAAAAGATTTGAATTGATATTTGAATCTGTTTTAAAATATAAAATAGAAATTAAAAATTCTTGGTTGAATAAAACTTTTTATAACAAAAATACTAAGAATGATTTTCCATGGCACAACGAAAAGGGTGTTGGTTATAAAACAGTAACTATGCCAGGAAAATATTCTGGAATTTGTTGGATATCTGGAGAAGAAAATTGTGGTGGTAGTTTAGATATTTTAAAGTCTGATGGTGAAATAAAAAATATACCTTTTGAAATTGGATCCTTTATTGTTTTCGAAGCCGACGTACTCCATAGAGTGAATCAGTATTTTGGATCTATTCCTAGAATAAGTTTAAACATAACATTTGACAAAAAATGAAAGAATGGCAAATTAGACAGAAAGTCTATCACTCATTAAATACAGAGTATGATGACGATTTGAAGACAAAAGAAATAACCATAACTAAAAATATAGTTGAAGATGCAATAAGATATTTTAAAGAGAAAGATATCGGATGGATTTACCCGTCAAAAAGTTATATGGTTGCAATTTGTTATTCCAGATGGTTATCTGAAAATTTTGGTAAAAGACCATTAGAATATTTAAATGACGAATCTTTACTATATTATAATGACCCCTATTTTAAAACATATGAGCAAGACACACTAAATTATATTAAAATACTAGAAAATGTTGGTTGGGATTTTGATGAAAATTTAGGTATGGTACCTGACGTTAAACAATATTTTTTAAAAGAATTTATGTTAGAGGAAAATTATGCTGACTAAAGGATGGCCAAGTCCTATATTAATAGACACGATGGAAAACAAAAACTTGGTCGATGAGACTGCAAATTATATATTAAAAACTTATGATTTAAATTTGCCACCGTCTGAAAATAATAAAGAAAATATCTTTGACGATAAAAATTTGAAAGAATTTAAACAAGAAATAGTAGAACCGGCTTTTGATTCTTGGTTTAAACAAGTCAGAAATCAATCAATATATGATTATCGACAGAGAAGTTACACTTCTTGGATAACAAATTTTAACAATGGTTATAGTATGGTTACACATAACCATAATGGATCTCAATTGAGTGCAGTTTTTTACTTATTGAATGAAGAGTCTGATTTTGGTGGAGAAATAGTTTTTTTTGATCCGAGATCAAATGCAAATAGAGCTTATAATAATAAGATGTGGAAAGATTTTTTCGAGCCTTTAGTATTAAAAGTACCTTCATACACCTTTGCTGTTTTTCCTAGTTTTATTTACCATCAGGTTACAAATTTTAGAGGAAAAATTCGCTTAGCGGTACCAGTAGACCTGTATGTCTGATGTTCCAATTTGACTAAATAGACAATAATAGTCTAAGGGGGAGTGTCATTTTGGCAGAATTTGTAGAACTAACCATCGATCAAGGTGCAACTTTTAATACAGTAATCAATGTAAATGATGGTACTGGTGCTCCCCAAAATCTGACAGGATATACGGCCAGGTCTATGATGCGCCGGTCCTACTACACTTCCTCCTACAAAGAATTCGAAGTCGCTGTTTCCACACCATCTTTAGGTGAAATAACCATGTCCATGTCTGCGGCCAATACTGCGTCATTGACACCCGGAAGATATGTTTACGATGTTGAAATTGATGATGGCCAAGGAGAAGTCACACGAATCTTTGAGGGTATAATCACAGTTTTACCTAACGTAACGAGATAAAAATGGCGATAACTGTACAAGTAAAACCAAAAAAGACAACAATTTCATCAGTGACAGTAGCCAGAACGGCCAATTTAAATTTGGCACAAATTAACAATGTTGACCTGAATACTGTTGCAAATAATCACGTATTGACATATGAAGAAGCGTCAGGTAAGTGGGTAAATAAACCAATAGATATTATCACTGGCGGAACCTTCTAAATGGCAATTATTCAGATAAAGTATTCTACAGCGAATACTGCACCGGCTAATGGTGACTTACTTGCTGGAGAACTTGCGTATTCATATGTCTCCGATAAACTTTTTATTGGAGACTCAACTGCTACCGGATCATATATTGTTGGTGGTAAGTATTATACAGATTTACTTAATGCCAATACGCCTTATGCAAACGCAGGAACAATAGTAGTAAGAGATGGAAATGGTTCTTTTTCTGCCAATGTTGTAACTGCAAATCTATTTACTGGGTCATTTTCAGGTAATGCTGAAACCGCCACAAAGTTAAGAAGTCCTTTCACAATATCTCTTGACGGTGATGTAACAGGTTCAGTTTCAACAAACGGTTCTTCAAATGTAACACTAACCGTATCTCTAAACAATACTTCTGTTGTTGCTGGTTCATATGGCAACACAAGATACATTCCAACATTTACAGTAGATTCTGATGGTAGATTAACTTCAGCAGGAAATGTTGCGATCGATTTTCCAGATGCAGCTGATTTTTCACAGGCTTCATTTGATAATTCTAATACAGCTTTAATTTTAGCAAACGCAGCTTTCGAAAAGGCAAATAGTGCAGTTGATGATTGGGTAAGAGAACAAGCAAATTTAGCCTTTAATCAAGCAAATACTGGTGTAGATTTAGCACAACTAGCTTTTGATGCTGCAAATAATGCTGGTACTGGCACTTTCGACCAAGCATCTTTCGACCATGCAAACGCTTCATATGATTTTGCAAATACAATTTCTCTAAGAACAGATGCTGCGTTTGCTGCGGCCAATTCTGCAAATACAGAAGAAGTTTTTGCCAGAACAAATGCGGCTTTCAATATTGCAAACGTTTCTTTAGCGCAAGCAGTAAATACTTCTCTACTTGTAACAAATATCTACGCAAACAACTTAGAAGTTTTGGCCGAAGTTGGTTTCTTTAGGCAACTAATAAACACATCGGCCGATTTGGCGCAAGCTGCCTATAATGAGGCCAACAGTAAATTAGATTTAACTGGAGGAACAATTTCTGGTGATCTATCTCTAACTGGTAATTTACTTGTTGCAGGCAATACAACTATCATCAACACTAATCAATTAAATGTTGGTGATAATATTGTAGTATTAAATTCTGATTGGCCAGCTGGAACAGCACCATCACAAAATGCTGGAATAGAAGTTTATAGAGGACTATATCAAAATTCTTCTATACTTTGGAATGAAAGTGTTGGTAATTGGCAGATAACAACTAATAATACCACTGCTAATATTGCAACAGAAAGTACAGAACTTTATGCCAATCTTGCTTTTGAAACTGCAAATTTAGCATATGTTGCTGGTCAGCAAGGTTATCTTGCTGGTACTGAAGCAAGAACAATTGCAGAAAATGCTGGAACCTTTGCTAACTTAGCTTTTGCAAGAGCAAATTCTGCATATACTGGTAATGTTGGTTCTGCTGCATACTATGCTTATGCACATGCCAATGCGGCGTTTGAAGTTGCAAACTCTTCCGGCCTATTGTTTATTTCTGAAACTGCTGAAAGAACTAATGCTTCTTTTGATTTGGCAAATTCATTATATGATTTGTCGAACACGATTTACATTTCTTCAAATACAACATCTAATAGTGTAAATGCTGCGTTTAATAGAGCAAACTCTGGTTACATACATGCAAATTCTGGTTATATTCATGCCAATTCTTCTTATGATCGTGCAAACAGTGCAGAATTATTAGCATCAGCCGCCTACGCAAAAGCAAATGCTGTGGCACTATCTGCTGCTGCGGTTGTTGCGGCAGCTCAAGCTAATGCCTCATACGATCACGCTAATGCTGCATATAATGTAGCCAATACTGCATCAGCACAAGCAAATGCAGCATACGCTAAAGCAAATAGTGATGGTGAATTTGCTAATGCTGCATTCGCTTTAGCAAATACAAAATATAATGCTTCTGGTGGTACAATTTCTGGTGACGTTACTATTTCTGGAAATCTTCGTGTTGACGGAGATCAAGCCACATTCTATGTTGCTTCTTTAGCTATTGAAGATAATCTAATTGATCTGAGTGTTGGTCAAATTGGTCAACCATCTCAAAATACTGGTATTCGTGTACTTCGTGGTGATGAACCATTTGTAATTTTAAGATGGAATGAATACTATGACAAATGGACATTCACCAATGACGGAACAACTTATTCTAATATTGCGTCTGATGCTGCCGAAACAGTTGCAAACTTAGCTTTTGACAAAGCAAATTCGGCAGGAAATTTTGCAAATTCTGGTTACTCATTAGCAAATGTAACAAACGTTTTGGCGCAGGCCGCATTTGATACTGCTAATAATGCTGGTACTAGTGACTACACCCAATCGGCTTTTGATCAGGCAAATACTGCCGCATCATTTGCAAATTCATCTTACACTCATGCCAACTCGGCCTACAATCAAGCAAACTCTGCAACTAGTGCCGCATCGACAGCGCAAACTCTTGCCATCAATGCGGATGGAAAAGCACAAAATGCTTGGGATACTGCAAACAACGTTAACTTAAAAGCAACATACGGATGGCGTCAGGCTAACGCAGCATACGATCAAGCAAACCTAGCATTTGATTTAGCGAATACGAAGTTTGATTCTGATGGTGGCACGATTGATGGTAGTGTGGTTATTATGGGTGACCTAACTGTCGATGGAAATACTTTATACATTGGATCAGTAACAACCAAATTTGCTGATAATATCTTAACTGTAAACTCTGCAATTTCTTCTTTAGATACTCCATTGTTTAATGCTGGTTTAGAAGTTGATCGCGGCATATTAGATAATGTTGCTTTGATCTATAATGAAGATGAGAATAAATGGCAATTTACAAATGATGGTTCATATTATAACGAGATAGTATCAAATACTATAATTGAAACCATTTCTACGGCAGCTAACACACCAAGTATAACTGCTAATCTGGCTTATGGTCAATCAAATCTTTCTGGTTCTTTTGCAAACTCTGCATATGCTCATGCAAATGCATCGTATAATACTGCCAATTCAGCTGAAAGTTTTGCAAATTCTGCTTTTGCTCGTGCTAATGTTGGTATTAGATTTACATTTAATTCTTTCCCACCAGAAAATCCAACTCACGGCGACCGTTGGTTAGACTCCGATCTTGGCCAAGAATTTGTTTACATTAGTGATGGTGATTCAGAACAATGGATTGAAATTTCTCCATTTGTTGATCAAAATGTAATTGAAAGTAGGAACTATTATATTTTAGAATCCGTACATATTGGTTCAGATTCAGATGCAACTCAAAGTATTTTTGGTGTTAGTACCGTACTAAATTCAAGCACAGTATATGAGTTTGAGGCCATATTTGCACTTGAAGCTTCTTCCACATCAGTTTCACATAGTATTGGATTGAGTTTTGGTGGTACCGCAACAATAAATCACATATTATATCGAGCAACACATGACGATTCTCAGTTAAATACTTTGAGTACACCGTCTTCAATTATGATAAATAGTAAAACAAATACAACAATTTCGAATTCTGGAACTACAAATAATCATAATGTTAGAATTAAGGGTATGATTTCAGTAGATGTTGGTGGAACATTTACACCGGAATATACTCTCTCAGCGGCACCTGGTGCTGCTTTTACGACAAAACAAGGTTCGTATTTTAGATTGCTTCCACTAGGTTCTGCGGGTTCTGATATCAATTTAGGGTCTTGGACTTAACATAAAAAGAGAAAAACATGGCGACAATTAATTTTCCTTCAAATCCAGTTTTAAACGACATATACTCGTTTGGTGGTAAAACTTGGAAATATAACGGAACCGCGTGGGAACTGCAATCAACTAGTGTAACTAGTGCAATCGCAAACACAGCCCAAGGCGCATACGACAAAGCAAATACAAATGCTAGTCAAATACAAGTCGTATTCGACAGAGGCAATTCAGCATTTGCATTAGCAAATTTAAATGCTGGTGACATAGTAACCGTTGGCGATTATGCAAATAATGCAGGTTCGTTTGCAAATGGTGCTTTCGACAGAGCAAATGCTGCTTATACAAAAGCCAATACAGTAGGTGTAACTGCAAATGCTGCCTACGATGAAGCAAACGTTATTGCCATCCTTGCACAAGCCGCATTCGATGCTGCAAACTCTGCACAGTTTGAGGGTGGACAATTAGCATACTATCAAGCTAATGCTGCATATTCTCATGCTAATGCTGCTTATGACGTTGCAAACTCTGGATACATTTTAGCTGACTCTGGATTTGATGCTGCAAATGCTGCTCAAGCAACAGCTGATGGTGCTTATGACCAAGCAAACTCTGCGGCTTCATTTGCAAATGGCGCCTTTGCTAGAGCAAATTCTGCTTATGCTGAAGCCAATTTAAAATTAGATATTGCTGGTGGTTCTATTACTGGCGATTTAACTGTTTCTGGAAACTTAACTGTTGGTGGTAATGTTGTAACAATTAGTGCGACAACATTAGAAGTTGAAGATAATATGATTTATCTCAACGCCAATAATGATACTGCCAATCCTGATTTAGGTTTTGCTGGTAACTATAATGATGGGACGTATGCTCACGCCGGTCTCTTTAGAGATGCTGATGATGGTATTTGGAAATTCTATGATGGTTATACTCCAGAACCAGATGCTTCTCCGTTTATTGATACGAATGACGCTTCTTTCCAAATTGCCACAGTTCAAGCCAATTTAACTTCACAGTTAGTTAACATCCGTGGTTATGAAATTTTAGACTATGCAAATGCTGCTTTTGATGCCGCAAACCTAGCATATACACAAGGTGGCACTATTGCGTTTGCACAAGCAAATGCTGCTTATGACCATGCAAACTCTGCATATGATGCGGCTAATACTGCTTATACACAAGGTGGCCAAGTTGCTTTTGCAAGAGCCAATGCTGCTTATGACCATGCAAACTCATCATATGATAAAGCCAACTCAGCAGGTTCATTTGCTAATGGTGCCTATGGTGTAGCAAATACAGGTTCTTCGTTTGCAAATGGTGCCTTTGCTAGAGCAAATGCCGCTTATTCTACTGCAAACTCAACAGCAATTTATGCTGATGCCGGATTTAATCAAGCAAACTCTGCCGCAGCGTTTGCCAATGGTGCTTTCGCTAGAGCAAATGCTGCTTACGGTGTTGCAAACTCTGGCGCTTCATTTGCTAACGGTGCTTTTGAAACTGCCAATTCTGCTGCTTCGTTTGCTAACGGAGCCTTTACAACAGCAAATACTGCGTTAACGAATTCTGGTGCCGCATTTACTAGAGCTAATAGTGCATACGAGAAAGCAAACTCTGCGGCTTCATTTGCAAATGGTGCCTTTGTTGTTGCTAACTCTGCTGCAAGTTTTGCAAATGGTGCTTTCACTACTGCCAATACAAAATCTCAATTCTTCTATTCTTCAACAGAGCCGACTGGATTTGCTGTTGGTGATAGATGGTATCATGCAGATTTAGGAATAGAATTTGTTTACATCGATGATGGATCCTCAAGTCAGTGGGTTCAACTTGGTCTGTAATGAATAATGGCAACAATAAATTTTCCAACTAATCCTGCTACGAATGAACAATATACATTCGAAGGTAAAACTTGGACATTTAATGGTACTGCATGGTTATTAACCGGAACTAATTTAACAGTTAAGTTAGATTCTGCTTATGACCATGCAAATGCCGCGTTTGATAAAGCCAATACAGTCACATCTCAAGGTGAAGGTCCTTTTCCTTTCATTGATCTAGGCTACATTTATGAAGATACAGGTCCAGCACCAGCAAATTTTGATTGTGGAACACTCTAATAAATAAAAGAAAAATAGAAAAATAATGGCGACACAACTACAACTAAGAAGAGGTAATACATCACAAACAAACGCATTTACTGGTGCGGTTGGTGAGATTACTGCCGATATCGAAAAAAAGACCGTTGTACTCCATGATGGAGTAACTGCCGGTGGTGTTCCTCTCGCTCAAGAAAATTATACTATTTCTGCATATGCTCATGCTAATGCAGCTTATGATCAAGCCAATACAGCCAACGTTATTGCTGCAAATGCAATAGATGTTTTTGCTAGAACACAAGCTAATGCTGCTTTCGATGCGGCCAATAATTTAAACATATTTGTTACATTTAATGCCAATGGCACAAATATTGTAGCAGACTCAAATACTGATACCGTTTCTCTTGTTGCAACAAATGGTATTACTATTGAAGCAAATGCTCAAACAGACACGATAACATTTGGCCTTACAGAACTTGCACAAGGAAATACTGGAAGCCAAATTTGGGTTGCACCAAATGGTAGTGATGATAATGATGGTTTAGCATTCTCTAGGCCAAAGAGATCAATCAAATCTGCTATGAGTGTCGCTAGACCAGGAATGCAAGTTACAATTGCTTCTGGTATATACGAAGAAGACAATCCAATTATTGTCCCTCAAGGCGTTCAAGTTAAAGGTGATGGTGAAAGAACAACTATCATTAGACCTAATAATCCAAACGAAGACATTCTTTGGGTAAATAATGGTTGTTGGATTAATAGTATGAAATTCGAAAACTACGTTGGTTCAGCTGTTGCTTTTCCAGCGCCAGTTATTTCTTCCAATACAGCACAAGCTGCCGATTCAACATCTGTAACATTGGCAGCATCAGAAGAAATTTATGATGAATACTACACAGAAATGCAAATAGTCATTACTGGTGGAACAGGTTCAGGCCAAACAAAAACTATCAATTCTTATGACGGAACAACAAAAGTAGCTATAGTTGATTCTCCTTGGGCAACTCAACCAGACAACACTTCAACTTACGAAATTAAAATACCTTTAAGAACCACACCTGCTCCAACAACTGCCAGATGGTCAACATATATTACTGCTTCTCCATATGTGTATGTCTGTTCTTCAGGCACAACAACAGGTACAGGATTGAAGGTAGACGGAAGCCGTGCAACAGGAAACAAGAGTATGGTTTCTGCACAGTTTACGCAAATCAATTTAGGCGGTATTGGTTTCCATGTATTGAATGATGGCTACGCTCAGTTAGTTTCTATGTACGCTATTTTCTGCGATATTGGTTTCTTAGCCGAATCTGGCGGTACTGCTTCTATGGGTAACTGTAACGTCAACTTTGGCAATAAAGGCCTTGTTGCAAATGGCAAAGGTGCTTTAGCTTTCACAGCAGAATTCAATGGAACTGCCGAAATAGGTTCATTTACAGCCAATCTAAATAACGTAGTTGCAAATACAGATACATATTTTAATGTTACTGCAACTGAACCTTATGTTGGTTTAATAGGAATTGTTGATGGTGATACATCAGGAACTTTCTATTATGTTGTAACTTCTTCACCAATTTCTGGAGGAGAAACAACTGTTGAATTTAGAGAATCATTAGATAACGCATTTGCAAGTGGAACAACAATTAGTTTTTATCAACAAAGTCAGTTAAGAGCTTCAGGACAAACCTTTGAATTTGTTGGTGCAGGTACTACATTGACAACAGCGTTACCAAGAAATGGTGGAGTACCAAATACTTCACTACAAATTGTTAGAGAAGGTGAAGGTGCAGTATTCTGTACATCGACCGACCAAAACGGAAACTTCTTGGTGTCTGATTTGTCGATTGACCAAGCAACAGGAACAATTTCTGGTACAACATTCACAAAGAGTTTATTTGCTCAAATGACCCCATTTATTCTCGCATTAGAAGGCTAAATAAAAGATGGCACAAAATATTCCTTTAAATACTTTTAAAACGGTTGCGCTGCCGGTTACTACATCAGCGAATACCGTTTATACTTGCCCAGCAGGAGTAACAACTGTTGTCCTTCTAGCACAAGTATCAAACATTAATACTACAAGTACAATTGAAGTTACTGCATCACATACAAGAGGTGGTGATGTCACACGTTTAATTGCCAACACAGAAATTCCTACAAACGATGCTGCTTCTTTGTTACTAGGTAAATTAGTTCTAGAAGCCGGCGATGGTTTTTCTATTTTAGCAAATGCAAATAATAGCGCAGAATTGACTTTATCGATACTAGAAACTTCAAATGGTTAAAAATAAATTACTAAGTGGCCGTGTAAAGGTAACACCTTCGGCCAATGTAACAGCAGATCGTTACAGTTTTTTAGGATTAGAACAGGCAGAACCTAACCTTGGTCAAGGTACTGAAGGTTATGTTTTAACTTATGATTCAAATTCTCCAGGCGAAAGAGCTTGGGCACCAGGTGGTGTAGAATCTGCAGCGGCTTTTGATAGAGCCAATTCTTCATACGAAACAGCTAATTCTTCTGGTGTATTTGCTAATGCCGCATTTATTCATGCAAATGCAGCTTATGAGGCTGCTAATAATGCTGTAGATACTTGGGTTAGAGACCAAGCCAACTCTGCATTTGATGCGGCCAATACAGCTCAAGTTACTGCTGATGCAGCCTTTGATACAGCAAACACAAAATACGATAAAACTGGTGGTGAAATTACAGGAAATGTTTTAATTACTGGAAACTTAACCGTTTCAGGTAATGTAACCTCAATTGAAGCTACCAATTTAAGCGTTGAAGATAATATGATTTATCTTAACGCAAACAATACGGTTACAAATCCAGATTTAGGTTTTGCTGGTAATTATAATGATGGCACTTATGCTCACGCTGGATTGTTCCGCGATGCTTCAGATGGTGTTTGGAAATTCTATGATGGTTATTTGCCAGAACCGGATGAATCGGCCTTTATTGATACTACAAACGCTTCTTTCCATATTGCCACAGTTCAAGCAAACATAACATCTCAATTAGTAAACATTCGAGGCTTAGAAGTTGGTTATCATACTAATGCTGCTTTTGATACGGCTAATGCAGCTTTTGAGGCCGCTAACAATGCTGTAGATACTTGGATTAGAGACCAAGCAAATTCTGCTTATGATCATGCTAATGCTGCTTACGATGCGGCCAACA